GCGCCAAGCCATTAGCGTAAGAGATACCATCGGATTGGAGGTTATCGTCGGCTATTCTGTTTGCCTCGTCCTTGGTACAAGCGGTGTATTTTTGTGTATAAATTTCTTGTATTAGGATGAAATCGTTATATTTGTGATATGAAAACAAAGTCATTTAAAATACTTGATCAGTACTTTCTCCGTTTTTATAGATCTATTATGTCTAAGAACGGCAAGAGAAGGAAACATACGATTGTGGACAAGAATGATATTCTCGAATGTCAGTCCTTGATATGGAAGGTCATACGTGATAAGTATCTGGATAATGAGGGTGGGGTTTATATAAACAACATCGGTTATCTGTGCCATAAGATCAATCCTAATCGTAAGATATATCTAAATAAGCTTACCGGTACTATTAACAGACGTGGAACTGGTGGATATTCTTATGTCCATACGTGTATTGATTTTATGCCTCGGAACAAGTATTTCCATCTCTATATTTCTCCGGCGTTGAATAAGGAGTGTAGATTGGCTATGGAATCAGGTAGGAGGTATAAGTTCTTGTACCGGGAGGTTGAATCGGAGAGTAAGGTATTTGGAGTTAAATGGGTTTACAAACTGTAGAAGTTTTTGTGATCCAGTTAGCCCGTGATGGTAGACTGGATTTTTTTTTGTATCACGGATTCAAATACATATCTTTGTGCAAAAGACTTAAATATGACTATAAAAGGGCTATTGGCCGAGATCAAGGCCGATTTACATAAATACGATGATAGCGGGGCTATAGATACCTCGTCTGTTTATAGGTGGGCTGAGATCGCCCTGAAAAGGTTCGGGGGTGTTATAGCGGTCATGTCAGAGGCGGTTGTCAAGACCAGTAATAAACAGGCGGTATTGCCTTCCGATTTTTTCGACATGCTTGACGCTTATAGATGTGAGCCTCTGGTTTGCGAGATACCGGGCGGCGACAAGGCTAAGGCTGACCTCCAACACGAGGTCGGCTGGGTCGAGCGCACCGAGCGCGGTTTCCGTTGGAACTCCTGCACCGAGTGCTGTAAGGAGGAGTTTGAGAAGACGATCACGGAGAAGCTATATATCGGGTCTCACGAGGTTCGCTTCCATTACCATCACCCCGTAAGGCTGTCTATAGGTCGTGGGTTGAGACGTGATTGCGCCTCCGACAAGTATCGGGATAAATATGCTTGGGATAATTATGATATAACTATATCTGGCAATACTATGTATACTGGGTTTGATGGATTTATTTACATCATATATCGTGCTACACCCAAGGATGATGACGGTCTCCCGTATATACCTGAAACGGCGTTAGGTTATCTTGAGGATTATGTCGAGACGTATATCAAGATGAAGATCTTCGAGAACGCCGCCGTTAACGGTTTGATACAAGGGGCTGGTGATGCTTATAAACTATACGCTCAGCAGGAGCCGGGTAAGTTCGCTAGGGCCATGAAAGAGCTTAAGATGTCGATGATTACCTTGAATGATTACCGGGAGCTGGCTGAGGATAATAGGAGGAGGATGCTGTCTTATGAGCGTATGTGGCCAAACGCTTTTGATAAGTATATTAAAATGGTTTAACAAAATACGATGATATGGCTGATTGGATACATTTAGATAAGACAAGTGGTACCGGTCCTGCTGAGGTTAGGGTTATCGCTGATATCAATGAGACTGGAGAGATACGTCAGGCTACGTACAAGGTTATAAAAGAAGGCACCAAGGAGGAGAAGACGTTCGTGTGCAGGCAGGAGTCGGTCCCGGTGGTTATTATCCCGGAGTTCGACTACCTAGTGCTTAGGTATATCTGGGCTGACGAGGACGGCATTGACTTTGACACGGCTACCGGTTTCGATAACACCGGCCTCCCGGATGTTGACGGCAAGCTGGTTGGTTGGAGTAAACAGTACCAGACCACGCAGGAACGGGTAGGTGATTATCTCATCCATGGTGGTGATAACATGGAATCGGGTAATGAGGCAGCTTTGATCCAGATGGGACCGTTGTTGGATGGTGATAATTATGATAAATTACCTCTTGAGATCAGATGCAGTATATACGGTAACTGGTATGGTGGTCGTGAGAAAGGTAATATCACTATCAAATTCACGGCATATAAGGGCGGTTCTATGGAGAAACGTGGATATGATTTTGTCAATATCGGAGGCGATGAGGTTTATACCGGTGATGCCCCTACCAACGTATCCGCCCATGGTGAGGATAATTGGCAAAATATAAAGACCTTGTATTCTAAGGTAGGCACGATGATCTACAACAAGGAGTCTCGTGACTGTATTGTAAGAATAGGTGAGTAATTATTCTTTTTCATAATACAAATATCTATCAGCTCTCTCGTCCGTGAGGATGGGGGGGTTTTTTGTTTTTTAGTCCTTTACTTATGACATATTTGATCTTTTATTGCGCAGGAATAATCTAGCTTTGCCGAAAACTAGTATTATGGTCACATTGAATGATGTAAATAACGAACTCCATGTCCGGTTATATATACTGGAGGTGCTTAAGGATTATATAAGAGATGATGATTTCGATGGCCTTGTAGATAAGGCGTTGGATTTTGTCATGGAAGGCGTTTCTATGCCTAAGGTTCCGGCCAAGGACACTACCATGAGTGATATATCAAAGAGCGTTTTGGCTTTGGTAGCGGGTGCCGGATTAGATGAGAGGCTAAGCAAAAGCTCTTTAGAGTTAGCTTACGATAGGTGTAAGATGAGGTACGTATTCGATCCTCGAAATCGGGATATGCACGGTGTGATCGTAGGCTATTCCAATGACTTTAATAGTCTGGTAGCTGTGTGTGATGAGGGATCGAAGAAAGGAGCGGACAAAGGATCTACCGATTTTGTGGATGTCAATGAGAGATACGTGACTAACGGTTTCTTTTACATATCTGTAGAGGATGCCGATAAGCAATCGAACTACATGGGTAAAAATTTGTAATTGTTGTGTTTTTGTACTTTACACGAGCGTTTAAAAGTATTTAGTTCTCCTCCTGACTTGTGAAAGTCTGGAGGATTTTTTATTTTTGTACGATTTGAATGTTTTGCATAATACGTACTGTTTATTAGAATCCGCCACATAAGTGATTATCTGGTGGATTTATTATATTTGCGAAAAAGATAATGTCGTGCAAAATAACTCTAACATAGCGGTTCCCGACTCCGGGATGAACAGGGATAAGCATCCACAGGATCTATCCCCGTCTGAATATAGTTTCGCCTTGAACGCTACCGTAGAGGGTGACGATGGAAGCCAGCTTAAGATCCAGAACGAGCCTAGTACCCTTTTATGTAAGCGATTTGATGGCTATAAGGTTATTGGGTATAAGAATGACATAGCTGGTGATAACACTTATTTCTTTCTATCCAATCCGGATGATAATACGTCTAAGATCACGTTCATGCGGTCATTGGATTATATCAAGACCGTGGAGGATCAATTGGCTGGATCGGGAAAGGACATCCATCGTATCCTTGGCGAGAGGCTTGAGGAGTCGGATGGTCGTTTTGATGAGATATGTGATTTGATGGAGATCCTGATAGAGGACTGGGTTGATGACCCTTGTCTTAATTTCTCCATTCATCATCCGATCTTCGATATAGAGATCAAGGACGAGAAATGCGGGAAGGTGATATACTGGACCGATGGGTATAATCCCCAGCGATATGTTATGGTCGATAAGGCTCTTAATCCGGATGATGATGGTGACTTTTGGTATCATTACCATGGGTATAAGACATGTGGGGATGACAAGCCAATAGAGAGGTGTAGGCTGGCCTGCGAGAAGCTGCTGGTGTTCCCGTTGCTGACGGCCCCGTGCGTGGAGCCTGAGGTCGTGGAGTTCGGGGGAAGCCTGCGTGCCGGGACCTACCAGTTCTGCGTGGCGTTGTGCGATGAGTTCGGGATAGAGAAGACCGGATATTGCTCATTGACCAACCCAATCATGTTATTCGATCGCCAAGATATGGTTATCCGTGATGGTTTATGGGGTAAGTCAACCAATATGGGTATCCGCCTTACTGTATCCAATATAGACAAGCAGGTATCTCATTATAAGATAGGTGTTATACAGAACACGGTTGGGTTTAATGGTGAGCAAAGCCCGGTTCTTGGGTATTTCATAGAAGGTATACATCCGATAACGGAAAGGACCATCTATTACCTTACGGATCAGTATAGCGAGCGTACGACCATGGAGAAGTTATCCAAGGAAATACCGGTATATAAGACAGCCAGAGGCATGACGTCTGTCGGGAATCGTCTTCTTCAATACGGCTTGACCGTGGAGAACGAATGGAATCTTCAACCGGTCGTCAACTTCTTGGGTCATTTCGTTAAATGGCAGACATCTATAGCCACGGAGAATTTGTATAAAGACGGTGTGGCTTGCTCTAAATACGCCTCTTTCATGCGTGACGAGGTATATCCGTTGGGTATAAGATTCTTTACCAATACAGGATACAGGACGGCTAGATTCCCGCTTATCCCTCGTCCGGCCACAAGGGAGGAAATGGAGGTTATCGTTGATGAGGACGGTAACTCTGACGACCTGTCGGCCGCGTCGGTGCTGGAGAACAACCCGCAGTGCGCGGGGAACAGCCGCCGTCATCTTTGGCAGTTTAAGAATACGGCAAAGATCATAAACGACCCGTCTTGGGGATTTGATGATTTTGGAGGAGAATGCAAGAATCAGCTAGATGTCAAGCAACTCAGATATGTAGAGCAGGAATATGCCACGGTAAGAGAGACCCAATTCGTTATCAATACGATGGGGGAAGATGTTACGGTAGATGATGCTATTGATTATATCGCTGATAATATAGAGAACCTGTGTGATATCATAGAATCTAATGTAGGTATTACTGACGAGTTATGCGCTGCTATATCATTGCCGGAGGATCAAGACGGTATAAAGGCTCCCGATTTCCCTAGTGGATGTGATGATATCGAGAGGATAGAGACCAGGACTATATTGGATAAAAACTCTTTGGTGGATTCTAGGATTGATTTTACATATAAGCTGGCTAGTGATTATACGGAGACCGAGCCTACCACCTTAATACAAAGTAACGCCGAGTCACAAAGGAAATTCTCTGTATTGTGTGATTTCGATAATTATTCCAGTGGAGGTAAGAATATCATAGATCTGGTTCAGGAATGGCTGGATGGTCAGGATGAGGATAAATTCCCGTCTGATATAGACTCCTCCGCTTTGGTCTTGTGTCAGGATATGTCTAATGTCCGGCAGTTATATGATGAGGGTATATGTGCTAATGGGTGTTCGGTAGGTGATCCTCACGTGAATCCTACTATTAACGATGTTCAACTTCCTACATTCCAAGGGGGTAGGTCATTGGGTAAGTGCACATATTTGTATCAATATCCCGGATGGGAAGGAAAGAAGCATACGGAGACGATGCTTGATCAGTTAATGGATACGATGGAGGCTTATTTCCCCCAATATGAGAGTCAGTTTGGTATCGAGAACGCCATGTGTCTTTTTGGCGATGGTGATAATTCTAAGTTTAATACCGGTATAACTACTGACTGGGAAGGTCGTGTGTCTGTGCAGAATGATATTGACGCCAAGACCAATTGGTTTGGTAGAAGTAACTTGACTTATTTCAAGTTCTATCCACATGTATCCTCATACGCCAGATGGGTGGAGTTGGATTACGAGAAATACATAAGTGGTTTATCCGATCCTGATAACGGTATTATGTATATAGAGATGATGGGTAACTATAATTATCCGATCGGCGACTCATCATCATACAATAAGGTTCGTATAACGTTTTTCTCGGACAAGGAAGGTACCGTGGCTCCTAATCCTTTGGCTAATGATGCCAAGAAAGGTGTTATAGTGAATTACGTGGATCATAAGATATTTATGATGCCAAAGTACTTGTTCTGGAATGATGACAAGACTACTTTCCATAAGATATATGTTTGCATCGAGCCTGCGGTATGCGTGTTCTTCACCGGTTTCGCCATGAGGCAGGACATGAAGGAGCTTGCCGGATTCTATACGGCCGGCACCGCCATCTTCCCCGCCCCGTTCTGTTTTGGCATTCGGCCACTAGAGGTGAAATACGTATTCTTCTTCACAAAAGAATTGAAATTAAGGAGATTCGTTACCTATGAGGCGAAATGTATCTCATGTGGGGATAAACCCGCTGACTGCGCTCCCAGACCATATCAGTATGGTGATTTCGGATATTGGGAGTCTACCAATAAGTATCCGGCTAATTTTGAGTTGTATGATTCAAGTAAGATCGGGATATCATCGGGAGGATCAAAGAGGAAGGACATAATAGATTCTTTGATGAAATACTATGGGTCTCCTAAATCAGTTGGGGGTAAGTCTTATTTCACCGGTAATGGGGGTAACGCTGAGTACCCCAATACGTCAACCACGTTTTGTCAGAGACCTATACGTCATTACAAGTTCCCGGATAACTCTGTCGCCCCTTTTATGGGTAATCCGTCTCAACTGACCGGTCAATATGGAGTTGACTCCTATATTTATCCTATGGGGGTGATGCTTGATGACGATATCGTTAATGAGTTTCTGGATATAGCGGTAGAGAACGGTCTTATAGATAAGGCTAGAAGAGATTCTATAATAGGATATGAGTTGTATAGAGGCGATAGGACGTTGGATAAGAGCGTTATCGGAACCGGTCTGGCTTATGATATGTTTAAGTACGATGATCCCGACGGATCGGCTAACCTTTATCCTAATTACCCTTACAACGATTTGTCTGATGATATGTATATCTATAAGGATATTAATCGTGAGAAATTTATAACGCATCCGTTTAACAGAAAGGGTAATATCTGGTATTCGTTCTTAAGTCCTGATATTGCCTTTAACAAGCCTGACGCTCCCACCGAGTGCCTTGTTGATGGTTATCAATTAGGTAAATCCTCCGGTATATTCAGGGAGGTGGAGGATCACCCTAAATGGACGATATTAGGGAGCAAGGCTTACAGTATGGCAACGTCATTGGCTACGGTGGAGGCTATGGCTAATTTAATATCCGCTATAGCTGAGTATACATATCAGTCGGCTTCACAGCAATATGTCGGTGGAGGCGTGTTCTTTTTAGCCAACCCTGTCGGCATAGCGCTGACGGCTATCCGTCTGGCTACGGGTATCGCCAAGGCCACAGCCCAGTCCGTGGTGGATATAGGCAAGTACAGGTATCAGTGGTTAACGGCATTGATAGATAGGGGACCTAGACGGAACTATGCTTATTATTATACTTCTGTCGCTCATTATAATTTATTTTACCAAAAAATAGGGGAGTCAGAGTTACGTGGATTGTCAACGGCTAAATATATCAAGAGCGGGTTATATCCGGTAACAGATATCTCTTCGCAAGGGGAGACCGTAGGCGGTAAGCCTATTATCATAAACAACCTCGATCGTGAGCATTCATTGTTCATGTCATTTGGTATGGATAAATATATGCTTGAATATCCGGAGTTGGTTTCAAGTTACGATACCAGCCGTATTCAGGATGAGTGTAATATTCGTAACGATGAGGTGGCTGGTATGACGCCTCATTTTATGACACGTGAATCTTTCGTATCCTGCCCTTATATGAGGATAAAGAAATATTCTCCGGCTCAATACGGGCAGATAGAGGATATCAGGTGGGTATCGTTAGGCGGTTGCGGGTTGATGGATGAGAATAAGCGTAAACCTGTTTTTGGAGGTGATGTATTTATATCAAGATTCTCGCTTAAGAGGAAGATGCCTATGTTTTATTTGACTCAGTTCGGTCAGGGGGACATGATACCATTCCCTTATTACGATTATCGAAACATCGGGTATCCCCGTTATTTCGTCAATTACGATACCGGGGAGGATTATCTTAATAAGACCGATACGGATACCGGATCGCTATACTCTTTCCCTAGCCGGAAGAGCGCTTATGAGATGGTTTGCAAGACCGGAGATATGTATCTTAGCGGTCGTTTCTTCCTATACTTCTATGGCATACCTCAGTTTCTTGTGGAGTCTGAGATCAATTGCAATTTCCGTATAGCCGGACCTGAGCCTTACGAGGGGTTCTATCCGGAGGTGGGGGATTATATATCATGGACCCAGGAGCGTAATGTCCCTATATCAAGGGATAATGTGTTTAAGATAAGTCCTGTGTATAAGAATCGATTTACGTTAGGTGGCAGGTCATTACCAGAGACGTATGATAGCAATTTTTGGGACTGCGCTTACCAAAGACCCAACGGCGTCATATGGAGCACCGCCGACGTGTCGGAGAACGGCATGACCGATCCTTGGCTGTCGTACAAGCCTATGGATTACCATGAGTTCAAGACATCTTTCGGGAAACTTATAAGCATGAAAGGGATAGAGTCGGATCAGATACTGGCTCGTTTTGAGAATCAGGTAGGGTTGTACAATGCCATAGACGTGTTGGCGGAGAGAATATCCCCGGAGAATAGCGAGCTAGGGACAGGTGGTCTTTTCGCCTCTCGTGGTATCGAGTATAATAATACGACGTTAGGATATTCCGGGACCCAGAGCCGGGATATGATCAGTTGCGAGTTTGGGCATTTTTGGGTCGATTTAAGGCGTGGTCAGGTGTTTAAGGTAGATTCTAATGGTAGGAATCTTAAGGAGGTCACACCGGGGATTAGAAACTGGTTTAAGGAGCATCTTCAGATGAAGATCATCCGTAGCCGGATATATAACGCTGATACGGACGCTGAGTTGTCTTATTACGATATCGATAACAAGTTCTTTGGTATAGGGCTATCCATGGGCTGGGACAATCGGTTCAAGAGAGTTCTGATAACCAAGAAAGATTATATACCGGTAGGGAATCCGAGCGAGTACCAATTCCGTGGCGGCCGGTTCTACAGGAACGGGCAGGCGGTGGAGCTACAGGACGCCAGCCATTTCACGGACGTCTCGTTCACCGTTGGATATAACTGCCTGAAGGGTGAGTGGAAATCATATTTATCCTACACCCCTGATTATTATATCGAGCACCAGCATTATTTCCAGTCTGGAAAGAACTACTCAAGTGAAAGTCAGGAGATAGGGTTATGGTCTCATGGATTGACCAACCAATCGTATCAAGTATTTTACGGTAAGCTATATCCGTTCGTTATAGAGGTCCCGGTACGTGAGCAGTATGTGAATAAGATCCTCACGAACTACCAATATAGGATGGATGCCAGAAGGTATCAGGATGAGGTTAATTACCAAATTCTTAGGACTACCGGATTTAATAAGGCATGGTTTTATAACGATACCAACAACAGCGGTGAGCTTCGGATGGTTATCGCTGACAAGAACGATATGAGCCAGCTGTTAAGGTATCCTGTAACCAATGACGATAGCCGTGAGATACTGGTGACGGAGGTTGATCAGAAGATAAATATAAATGACTATTTTAACGAGGTCAAAGACGATACTAATAACCTCCCGGTATGGATCAAGGACGTGAATGATATTGACCGGAAGATCGATCCTAGGGCTGTCGATTATCATCGGAGGTGGCGGGATCGTCTTCGTGGCGATTGGTTCTTGGCTAGGTTCGTGAATGACATTGAGAGTCGGTTCAAGATGATAGTTCGTTGGTTTAGCAATGAGGAGAAAGTTTATTGATTTATTAACATATAGGGGGGGGGTATTTTGCCGCCTCTCCCTTGTATATTAAAACGATATGGAAGATTTTATTGGTAAGTACGATGGTAATCAAATAGACAGTAGACTTGATAAGGTCAAGGATATGGTTGGCGCCACGGCGTCCGGGGCTGGCGCTGCGGGATTGGTGCCGGCTCCTGCTAAGGGGGATGAGGGTAGGTTCCTTTGTGGTGATGGTACGTGGAAGGACGCAGTAGCTAAAAGTGATGATGAGGATGCTTTTTTTTAGCTATCATCTTACAGCTTGTAGGAGATCAATCTACTACTTTGCCTCAATCTCAATATAATACTATAAAGTCGTTGTTTGATGGTAGTTCTACGTCCAATGTCAGGATGATAAGACCTAACAATTCTTTTGTGGAAGCGTTAGGTGGCGTGAATATTAATGATTTGATGGTTTTTAATGATCAAAGGAATGATCGTATCACTATTTATATCGGCGCTTCAAGTAATTCCCTTAATATGGGATTTTCAGATATATCTATATCTGTTTACCCTAATTTGAATGTTGAATATATTAATTCTTCTTTAAATATAGCATCATCAGATAACAGTGAGATAGTTATTGTAAGGTCTTTTGGGAATACAGAAGATAATATAAATTTTGATAATCAGCTTCATCTTAAGTTGAAAGGGACTGGGAATAAAGCATTGATGGATAATGGGTTATATCAGGATATAAGAGGCATAGACATATCAAGTTATCTATTAGAACCTGGGACTATTGATATAGTATCATCTATAACCAAATCAAAATATGATGATATAAAAAGTTATATTCTAAATAATGATCATATGTATCTTTCACGAGTGATATCTGGCTCCGGTTTTACGGCGTCTTTTAATTCATATATCATAGCAAGTTATATTTATGATGCCGCTTATTTGGTATTTTTTGATCCGAATTCTTCAAAAATGAGTAAGATAAAAATTAATTATGATACTTATGAGGTAAGTACTATTGTAATTTAAATATTTGATGTTATGGCAACAGGAAAAGCTAGCGGTAAGAAGAAGGGCGAATGCCCGAAGTCAGGATGCATTAAGAAGGTAGGGAGTAATTGGCGAGTGGTTAGCAACAAGACCGGTAAATTATGGCCGGCCAAGTACAAGTCGAGGGATTCGGCTAAGAAAGCCTTAGCGGCTTATCATATGCATTGATGGTATAGGTGGATAGATGATATGAATCATGTATCCGCTTACTGTTTTAATCTACATGCTATTATGCCTATCTTTGTGAAAAACATGATTTATGGCTAAGAAAGATAAGAAGGAGGAAATCCCTTCATGGATAAAGGATTTGTATAAGGGAGATCTTGATCGTGTCGTAAGAGGCGAGCGTCCTATTTATTTCAGGGGTATGGATGATAGTCCTTTGAGAAACGTATCCCCGGAGTTTGATATCCTTAGCGGAGGAGCCGCAGTTAAAGGTATGAATGGGATAAGAGGTACGTTGTCCCCGTTGAATAATGGCATGGGTAATTATAATTTCAGCCTCAGGGGCATAAATAAGAAGATAGGTGAGCTGGTTGATGAGGCGGGATTATATCTACCTGAGAAATTAAGACCTGTATATCGGACTGTGGTGGATGCTATGTCGAGTTCCAAGGATAAGGGGTTGGGTCATATCACGCAGCCGTTGGCCAACGCCCTGTACCCGGCGGACGAGCGGCGAAACCGGCGTCTGGACGGGGAGTATCCCGTTGGTTATGTGGATGCCATAGACGGTATATGGCCCATGGAGAAATATGGGCTATGGGGAGAGAAGATGGATAAGAAACAAGGGGGTGGATATGTGGCTTCAAGGGATAACACCTCCATTGGATCTAGTGGCATAAATCTTAATACTGAATATGGTAAGAAGATAAATGATGGAGTTGACATTACCGAGATTATAGCTGGAGGTATCCCTATTATCGGGGATGTTATGGATGTGAGAGATTTTGTGGAGTCATCGAAGGCTGGGGATGGTTTAGGAATGACATTATCAGCTTTAGGGCTAATCCCGGTATTAGGTGAATTTTTTTCTTTCGCTAATAAAGTAAAGAAGATTCCTCTGCCAGAAGATAAACGTAAATTGTATGATTTTCTTGTAGATAATGATCTTGTGGATAAATATGTTCATGATGAACCTTTGGTTAGGGATTTTTTTAACAAGGATGTTCATGATAGAATTTCAAGGAATTATAACAATCTCCCTGATTCTTATAAGGCGGCTGTGGATTTGATGATTGATAATGGTGTTGATCTCCAAAATATAAATGATGTGTCTAACAAGCATATTAAGGATAAGATAGATTCTATGCTTGATGATAATGGGAAACGGTTGGAAGAAGCTTACAATCTAAGGGTATCGGCGGATTCTGATTTCGATGATTTTAGATATGAGGTATCCTCCGCTTTGGATAATAGTAATGCTAAAGGGTTTTATACTAGTAAATACAATAAGGTTGTTACTAGGAGCGATGAGAGTTTATCTAACCTATCTCATGAGTTTAGGCATAAATATGATTCAAGTAATAATTATAATAAGATTTATTTATCCGAAAATGATAAGTCATTATTAAAAGACGCTTATAGGGCTGACCCAAACTCATCAAGTAATGAGATATCAGAGAAAATAGCTTTTAATACTCAAGCTAGATTTCGCTTGTGGAATAAATTTTATAATACATATGGAAGGACTCCATCTATTGATGACCTTGATAAGTATATCGATAGTATGGATGAGATTGATGTGTACAACCTTGTGAGTGGTATAGGTAGCAATTATGCTGAAGATTATTCCAAGAACATGTTTGGAGCTACGGGAAAGGTATTGAAAGAATCATCGGATAAAATAAAAAAAGCCATTAAAAATGTTCCTGCTATTTTGCCGGCGGCTATAGTTGGTAAGATGTTGATGGATGATGATAAGGAGAAGAAAGATAAGGGAGGGGCCGTAAGCACAGGTAGGGCTTATGGAGATGGTAAATATGTAATTGATCCTGACAGATCAGAGGATAATAAGATGGTTGTGTATGATGAGATATGGGATTATCTGACCGATAAGAAGGGAATACCACAAACGCAAGCTATCGGTATCCTGTCGAACATCGCCGCCGAGTCCGGAGGGGACACCGAAGCCCTAGGAGTCGCCGGTGATTTTGGCATCCAACAATGGCTTGGACCGAGAAAGAAGGAGCTACAGCGCAGGTATGGAAAGAAACCGACGTTGACACAGCAGTTGGATTATCTGGTGGATGAGTATCAAGGCAAGGTCCCAGGGTTAGGTTGGAATTACATCAATCAAGGCAAGTTCTTTGATAAGGACGCTCAAGGCAATGTATATAATTATTATATGTACTCAAAGGCTGATTTTGATAACGCTACCAACTACAAGGACGCTACCGTAGCATGGAATCAGGGGTATGGCAGGCCTCTTGGATCGACTTTAAGAAATGAGAAGAGATTTGAGTTTGCCGATATGTTCTCTGATAGGTATGGTGTCCCGGAGAACGAGCCAATGAGATACGAGTTCGGGCAGCGGGATTCGGGCATGGGGGACGGAGGTCGGCAGCCTACCCCTGAGACGGTAGCCCCTGCCAATCCTTCTTTGGCTTCCCACCCTTCCATAGATAGCTGGTGGGAGAAGGAGGGTCAAGATCTGTTATATAAGATGCTAGCTCAATCTGGCGCTAACAAGAAAGCCATAGAGGACATCGCCAATAATATTAAGAATGATCCTCAATCGGAGGCGCAGATAGCGGAGACCGAGCGTATGCGTAGGGAACAGGCAAAAAGGCAGTTGGTTCTTAATATGATACCGGGGTTAAGCCTTAACATAAAAGGTGTGAGTAGAAATAATAGTTAGTATTTTAATGTTAAATAATTTGTTATGAATAAGTTGTTGTTTTTATTTGATGTGTTATTTAGGGGGACTTGTTTTACCTCCCCCCGCCCTAGTAGTTTAGGATGGGGGAATAGATGGGTAGGTGCTATGGCTGATGATAGGAGGATGGTTATAGCATTGTTAGTAAAATATCTAAGGGGAGGTATGTTATGAGAAGACGTGTAATGACAGGTCCCAAAAGCTTGGATGTATTGTATACATACACTTATAATAGTAATAATTACCATACATTTGTAGCTCCAAAGTCGGCGTATTATTATGTTGAGTGCTGGGGTGGTCAAGGTAATTATGGTTACAATGATAGCGAAGATAGGTTTACCAGATCCAATGACCCTGGGTATGGTGGATATGTGGCTGGGTTTATCAAGTTAGTTGGTGGTGATATCATTTATGTGTATTGTGGAAATGGTGGACTTAAGCAGACGAGTAATGTTGTAAAATATAATTATAATGGAGGAGGTTCAGGGCATTCAATGACTAATGAGAGCGCTGGAAGGTATATCTATGAGGGAGCCGGGGGCGGAGCTACAGATTTGAGGTTGTCCAACAATAGCGATCCTCTAAACTTAGATTCTTTAAAGACCCGTATTATGGTATCCGGGGGAGGTGGTGGAGGATGTGAGTATTATTTTATTGGGCACGGAGGATCAGCGGGAGGGTTGAAGGCGTATCTTGGGGGCTATGCCAAGGGAACTCCTGCGTCCCAAGTAGCGGGAGGATCTAACTCCGGCAATAATTTAACTAACGGAAATGGAGGTCTATTAGGAGTGGGAGGAGGATGTGGTTTTGATGGCGTTTCGTATTCCCCTGGTGGAGGAGGAGGCTTTTATGGAGGACCAAGCGGCGGGATATCGTCGAACGCTATTCAAGCTGGTGGTGGAGGATCCTCGTATATATCCGGTCATCCGGGATGTGTGAAATATGATAAATATGTATTTACTAACACTAAGATGATAGATGGGAACGGGTTCGTATGGACAGATGTGAAAGGGGAATTAGAAAAAATGCCTAATCCTTTGGGTGGATTATATGATTTAGGAAAGGGACATATAGGTTCTGGATATTGTCGTATATCTATATTCCAATAAATATTTATATATCTAATCAGTTTAGTGTTATATTTGCGAAGTAATTAAACGTTTTAGATATGAAAAGATTGTTATTTTTATTTGCTATGTTATTGACGCCGTTCGCTTTGATGGCGCAAGAGGTAATCCCATCAGAAGGGGCTATCACTATTGATTTAACTACCTTCACCGGCATCATGGCTTTCGTCACGATGTCAGCTACGCAGTTAGCCAAGGTTGTGCCGTATATTGACACCCATAAGTGGGCTAAAGTCCTATCCGCCGTAGTCATAGGTATGCTGGTTTGTATATTAGCGTGGCTACTAAAGGTGTCTCCATTGCTTATAGAGAGTGAATGGTGGGAGGCTCTATTATATGGAGTGGCTGTAGGTCTCAGTTCTGCCGGTTTCTATGATTTGGTTAAGGCTATAGGATCATTATTCATAAAAAGAATTTAATTCTGTACATAATAATAGCATTTGCTGAGAGACTCATCGTTGTGAAATGATGAGTCTCTGTTTTTTTAAATTATCTTTGTGTCAGAACGAAATTAATTAGACATGAGCAAATACGTAATCAAGAGGAAGATACCTAAATATCAAGAGGCCGGGGAAGTCGGGTCGTATATGCTTGGTAATATGGACGGTATACAAGGGTTAGGTATAGAACCTTTGGTGAATACCAGCCAAGGATTACCCGCGCCGGTCAATCCGCTAGGGATATATTCTTTGGATACTCCAGATCAGTTGAGGACTAAATATGCTAATGCTTTTGATCAGGATAATGTGTTTCCGGCTAGTTTCAAGGGTAGTTTACAACGTATAGCTGAGAATTATCAGGACAATGGTATTACGCTTAATAACATAACTGTTAACGATGTTGATAAGTCTAAGACCGGTTCAGGCGAGACGGATGTTTTTGATTTTACTACCATCCCTTACTATGGCGCTGATGATATAGGGTCTAGATTCACTCAGATGGGTCGTGGTATAGGGCGTATGAGAAGCGAGGGATATGGAGATTTATCCACCGGGGCTAAAACAGCCAATACGATAACCACCATAGCCTCAGGAATTAGTGGTATCATGGGGTTGGCTCGTAACGTGGTTTCTGGGATAGCGTCAGAGAAAGGTACTCGTACCAATATCAGGTTAGCTCAGGAGCGTGAGGCCAGACAAAGAAGGCAATCCCAGACGCAGTATAAGGATGGTGGTGGTGTTTATCTAGGACCTAATAATAGGTTCGATAGCGGAAGCCTTACCGGTGAGTACCTGTATCCGTTACCTAAGTCGATGGAAGATCAAGCCAACGTAGAGGTCGAGAAGGGTGAGTACGTGACGCAGCCCGGAGAGGCGCCGATGGAGGCCATGGGGCAGAAGCATGCCGATGGTGGAACCCCCGTTTCCTTGGAGCAGGGGACGAAGGTTATTACCGACGACACAACCATAGAGCCGGATTTCGCTAAATACATCAGGGATACGTATGGGATCAAGGCTACGCCTAAGGATACGTATGCTACGTTAATGGACAGGTATAAGGCTAAGATCGGTCTTAAATCAGCTTACGATGACCAGAAGAAGGCTTTGGATAAGTTGAAGAAAAACGATAAGATAGATGATGAGAATACAAGGCGTTTGAACGCCTCCGTATTGTCAAAGGCTATAAATGATAGCAACGATATCGTTAATGGATTAGAGGGAAGATTTACGGACTTCGCTAACGTCATATACAGGGAGCAGGAAGACCGGAAGATGAAGAAGGATGAGGATACGTATTTCGCTAAGGGTGGTGAGATAGATAACGTCATATCCAGATCCATGAAAGAATACGGTCTTACGGAGGAGGATATAGCTGAGGCTAAGAAAGAGCTGCTTAAGAAAGTGGCTGGTATTCGCCAGAAGATGGAGATAGGAGGCACGTCTTTGTTCGGTCGTAAATTAACTTTCCGCCCGATCGAGAATAGGTTCAACAATGATCCTAACTATTTCGGTTATCAACGCCAAGGAACTGATGGCTCTTATGGAGGTATTAATACGGATGAGAGGTTGAATTATTATAAGACATTCAATCCAGTCGCTTACGATGCTTATATGGGAGCTTCAGAGGGCGCTAGGGCTAGGGCATTGCAAGACGCTATCTACGGTCAGACAAGTAGCTGGATGGGCTTGGCTACGGCTGAGAACCCGATCATCGCCAACGCCGAGGCGCTTCGGGATTACACGACGCTCGTTTCCTTTGGCGGTGAGGATAGTCAAGGTAATTACCCGGAAGACAAGAAAGCCGCATATCATGATAGGATGAGAGACAATAAATTAGGTTTGTTTACCACATCTCGCCCTATGATCGGTCTAGACGTTGTTACAGAGGAACAGCATAAGGCTCTTAACGATGCTGGTATCACCCATTTTAGCCAACTATTCTCTGACAAGAACAAGGATGTCGTTAATAAGATACTTGGCGAGGATATGCTTAAGATGCAGGCATTGAGATCCATGAAAGGAATGGAAGGTCTTGATTTTATACTTGACCCTCATAAGGTGGCTCCCGGTCCTATGGATATAGGTGATGTGGAGGATCCTGATGTTAAGTTGGATATGCCTGAGCTGATTGATCCTAATACACTCCCTAAGACCAATACAAATGCCAGTACTAACACCGGTAAGACTAATAATGGTAACTGGAACAGGAATATAGTGGGTGGTGGCCTTGACTTCCCTGAGGTGTTCAGGATGACTCCGGGAGCCGTGACAACGGAAGGCCTGGAAAGGCATTACGCTCCTACCGTGGATCCGGTGTTGAGATCGGCTGATCAGTATATGGTTGAGGCCAATCGTGCTTTCCAATCACAATTGGATCAGATGGGTAATGTCCCGGATTCCCAGAGAGGGGCTTTATCATCCAACTTACAGGCTATCATGAGTTCCAATATAGGTAGATACATTAATGAGGTAGAACAAGGGAACGTGGCTCAAGGGACTTGGGCCGATAATGTAAACGCCCGTACTTGGGCTGATACGTATGATAAGAATATAGCCCAACGTCAAGCTTACCAGCAACGTATATTGCAGGGATTGGCTATAAATGACGAGAACTGGGCTAGGTATTTCGATAGCGTAAATGACGAGATCCAGCAGAAGTGGAATACGGCTACGACCATGAATACATTAAGGTCTATATTTGGGGATGTAAAGATTGGTCCCAATGGACAATTAATCGCTGATCCTCAAGGAGATATATTGAGTTATAGGAGATTATATCCTGCTCAGGAAGTAACTAAAGGCAAGAAAGGATAAAGGATGGCTTCACAATATAGTATATTAAGGAATTACGGCAAGTACGTATCACCCTACAACATGGATGTCATGATGCAGGGGATGGGGTACATGCAGCAGAAGATAGATACCAATCGGCAGGCTATAAACGAGTATGCTGATTATATTATCAATTCTGACATTATAAAACCTCAGGACAGGGAATATCTTCAGAACAGGTTAAATGGATTGATACAGGACGTGAATAACGTGTATCGTAAATCTAATTTGGCTTCCGACGGTATAGCCAGAAGCATACAGGCTCGTCTTGGAGAAGCTCTGGATACCCGTGTGTTGAATGCTATTGCCGGTACTAGGGAGATCCGGGCTTTTAGCGAGAAGATGGAGGATATGAAGCTGAACAATCCCAAGATGTATAGTCCTATAAACGAGGCTGAGGCTTTCGCCGATGCCGTGGCTTGGATGGATGACGGTCAGGTAGGGACACGTCTTAATCCTATACATTATACCCCTTATACGGATTATCATGCTGAGATTGATGAGAAGATGAAGAATTTCATCTCCCTTAACAAGGGGAAGAAAGTCAATGTACCGGTGACTGACGCCAATGGCAACAGGACGGGCGAGATGCGTGAGATGTATATAGATGAGATGAGTTACGCTCAGGTCAGGGATATAGCCATGGCTTCTATATCTGAGAACGGTAAGGCTCAGATGCAATTAGAGGGAAGATATATGGCTAGAACGAATCCTGACTTATTTAATGTTCAAAGCGCCTCGGATTTCCTTAAAGGGTATATTGATGATTTCAGTGTCAAGGAAGAATCCATACGAGCCAAGCTAAAGGGCGTTGGCAATGACAAGGCCAAGAGGGCTAAGTTGGAGTCGGAGCTGGCGGATATTATCAAGCAGAGAAATGATTTCGTGGAGGATGCCGAGGGCGTTATCGGTAGCAACTACAGCCCGGAGCGAGCCGGCATGTTCATGGTACGACAGCAGTTCCTTCGTGGCGTCGGGCTGAGATGGTCTTATAATAACTCATACGAGACGTTGGGTGTTGATGATTATTATTTCAAGGCCAATCAACAGATGATGGAGAGAGCTAAGTTCAATGAGACAAAAAGGCATAATCTAGCCATGGAGAAAGCGGCGTTGATGAGAGCCAGCAAATTGGGTAGGCCGGAGAATGGGGGTGACGGAGGTGATGACACGACCGGTCCTACCGTGGTTACTAAGAGCGCCAATCTTGAAAATGTGAATATAAGCGATGAGTTCATGAACGGGTTTATAGCCAATGAGAGGGCGGTAACTATCGGCATGAGTAATTTTGTTAAGTCACTGTCAGATGACGCTAGAAGGAAGATCGACGCATGGGCGTCTGATCCTGAGAATAGTAACGTGGTCAAGGATATGGATAACGATCAGGTTATCATGGCTTATTTCAAGGCCAATGGAGGGTCAAGGAACGAGTTGCTTGATTACAATGGTCAGGATAGTTACCTGAAGCTTCTTGGGTTAAATACTCAAAGAGGGAAGTATAATAAGATCAATGATGGATTCAATAAGGCGGAGAACGCTGTTTTGGATGGCGTTGACGCCATAGTCGAGAAAGAGGCTAAATCTTTTGATGGATCAGGCATAGATGTTAGTTACGGGTTTGGGACATTCAATCTTGGGGATATCAACAACAACGGTGATAAGGTTTTTGATATAGATGGGATAAATGATATAACATTGAATGATTGGGCTAAGCTGTCCGCTTATAGCTCTTTGCTAAATGATAATATAAACGTCGTTAATAGTAGCGTTCAAGGAGAAGCTCCATATGTGTCGGTGGATTCAGGTCAGTCAAGTATTCTTTTGGATCGTGTAAATAATCTTATGGGAACATCTTTTTCTCTTGATGATATTGAGTCTATAATGTCTCTTGCCGTATCTGGGGCTAACAAGAATAGGCGTATCGAGGAAATAAAAGAAAGGTTTGCTGGGGATAATAGAGCGATCGCTGTCGCTACCGCTATATATGACGAGGCGCATAAAGAGGGAAATGATTTATTAAGACATAAATGGAGTCGTGGAGATTTAGGCAGGATCGCTGATGACGCTAAGCGCGCTGGCGAGGATTACTTGAGACAATATCGTCATGAGCACGCCGAGCGTGAGTATATCTTCTCCGGCGATTATCCGTCTAAAAGCCAAGCCGAGTATGATTATATAAAGATTAGTGACCTGTTCACCCGTGGTGGCGGTTTTATCCCCAAGGATAAGGATAATGCCAATACGAAGATAACGTTTACCATATCCCCTATAGGTGATGGTAATTATCAGATCATTGGCAATAATGGAGGTGATGGTCGATCTGCTGTTGAGGTAAGCGAGGCTGATCTGGCCGCGAATGGACTTACTTTCTACAAAGAGGATGTAAGCATCCCGTCCGAGACCTATGATTCCGGTGTCGTACCCATATCTTTCGCCAGCTCAAGCAACAACGCTTATGGGAAGATGGCTAAGTCATTGTTGGTAGCTCCATTCGCTTACGCTAGCGGGGCCAAGGACACGGTAATGCCTTATATAGATATGTTTACGAATATAAATGACGGTAATATCAGGAAGAATCAGATGATGATCGCTACTGACGTGTTGTTCGATAACGCTTCCATGTACGAGTTAAGGGCTTCCGGATATAAGTATAATAATGGTTCTTCTGGGATAAATGTTGATATATATAGCAAAGGAGGGGCTAGAGAGGGTAATACCCCGTTGTATTCAATTGATCTGGATGGCGTTAACTATGCCGATGAGGTAGCAAGGAAGATCGACTTCTGCCCGCAGTATTATTTGGTCATGGCATGGCAACAGATACTTAGCAAGGAGAATGAGGTGTATTGGAGGAGCGAGGGAAGATCTACTACTGATGATTTCGAGAGCTTCATCTCGCCCATAGCTGATATGATTGATCAGGAGATAAGAAACAGGAATAACGGAAATAGTGGAAATAATGGAAACAATGGAAATCTATAATAATACCTCTAACGGAAAGGATCTTGCCGAGAAGTACGGATATCCTACCATAAACGTAGATAATATAAAGGCTATTGGTACGGATCCCTATGATATACCGGATCGTGACCTGCCTCCGGTATTGGATCCATATTCCGCTTCCGAGAGATCAAAGTCCCAGATACCGTCATTGTCGGAGAGGATCAAGAATACTGTTAAGACAAATTATTATGATGATATGAAACATATGTCCCCATTAGGATATATGGCTTCTGATCAAAGCTATAAGGGCAGGTTTAATCTTACTGGTCCGGAGATATCGTTGGAGGATTCAAGGTATCGACTTAGTAGCGGTACTTGGATACCTAAATACGAGTCTTATATCCCCGGTGTAGATAATGACACACGTTTATCTAGGAGTCAAGGTAGGACTGAAAAATGGATGAGAGGTTTGGGGAAATTTGTAGGTAAGGCCGCTTTGTATGGATTAGGTGGTGTTATTCAGCCTTTTTATGGTATTTACGCCGGTGTATCCAGAGGTAATTTTAACGCTGTTTTTGATAACGATTTCACGAGATGGCTGGATGATCAGGACAAGAAGATGGATTACGGTCTTGCTCATTATTACAATCGTGAGGAGCGGGACATGAATTTCCTTCAAAGCATGACTACGGCTAATTTCTGGTCTAACGATTTTTTATCCGGTCTTGCTTTTACCGCTGGAGCCATGTTATCGTCAGCCGTATATTCCGGCGCTGGATTGATGAACTTAGCTCGTACGGGAGCTAGGGCGGGTGTGGCTTTGGCTAGGATAGGCAAAGCGGCTTCGGATACCAAGAGAGCGTTCGGTGTCTACCTTAGGGCCGCCCGTACGGGACGGAGGATAGGCAAGGGACTGGACACCCTCGCTTTCCTTGGCACATCTACCTCGTGGGAGGCGTCTGTCGAGGCCAGAAGCATGCTGATGGAGGCTGAGGAGAATTTCAGGCGGTCTTACCGTAACGCTTATGGAAGGGAAGTCCCATATGAGGAGCTTATGAAGTTCAGAGCTGACAATGCCAATGCCGCTAATGCCGTATTTGCCGCCAACGTCGGCATATTGTCATTATCCAATATAGCTATGTTCGGCGATATGTTCGGCATGGATCTTGGTGTGGATAAGTTCATAAAACGCAATATATTTGGCGTAGGTGCCGAGAGGATGGATAACGGTACGTTAAGAGCCATAACACCAAAGAAATGGCAGAAGGTAGCCGGAAATACGTTCAATATCATCAAGCGCCCAGTGTCAGAGGGTCTGTATGAGGAAGGCCTTCAGGGAGTGGCTAGTAAGTCCGCCAAGGATTGGGTAGAATCAAGATACAATCCTATGGCTATCCGGCAGAATATAGGCTATATGGAGGCTATAAAGAATGGGTTCAAGGAGACGTACGGGTCTAGCCAAGGATGGAAGGAGATCGGTATCGGTATGATTATCGGATCGATTATGGGCGGAAAGACTATTGGGGGTATAAAGGAATGGAGCCAAGACATGTCCCGGAACAAGGGGACGGTGGAGGCCTACAACGCCAATGCCGGCGCCTTGACCACCGCCGCTGTCCGTGCTATTCGTGGCAGTATGGCTCTTAACGCTCAATTATCTGGTGTAGACACATCGTACGAGAGTGATGGTAGGATCATAAATAAGGATTTTAGTGACGCCGTATTCAATCGTCTCCGTTATGATTCGGAGATGGGGATGTTGGATGATACCAAGGAGAATTTCAGGACGGTAGTCGAATCTATACCTAATAGCGATATAGCGTCCGATATGAATATGACGGATGAGCGGGTCAATGAGTATAAAGCCGATCTTGTCAACGAGTTTAATAAGAAGGTGGATAATTTCATTATGGCCAACAGATTCGCCGACTCCCTTACCGATGGTATATCCAATAGGTCGTTTAACGCCTATATCTCCAATATGGCTTATAATGGCCTTGAGGCGAAGGATAATTTGAACGATATTGCCAATCAGTTAAGAAGGATATACAATACGGATATAGGCCCCGCTCTTGATATATATTCTCGTCTTAATCCTGATTCGAGCAGGGATCTTGAAGAACTCAGGAAGCTTACGGATGATATACAGAGGATGGAGAAGAATATCTTGAGGCTTCAACAAAGTGTCGCGTCGAAGGACGCTCTTGAATCTGATAAGGCTAAGTTGGTCAAGGAGAATGATAGGCTTCTTAAATTAACAGAGGATAGGATCGCATTGGAGAGGAAATTAACTACGTTAATTAACTCGGAGGCTGATATATATAAGTTGTTCTTAAATAGAAATGATTCAAGGATCAGTGCCGCTGATCTTATGGCGGCTTATGATACTATAGCTGATTTTGAGAACGTCGTATCTATCCGTGGGGTTGATAATTATAAGGAGGCTATGGCATTGCTTAGTGAGTATCGTCATAATCTTGTGGCTTATAAGAATATAAACGAGTCTCTTCGTCGTATGCGTGACAGAAGATTCATCCGGGCGCAGGAGCGCGGGTTCATGGAGATATTATCGAACGTATGGGGTAAGACTTATGAGGAGGATGATAGCAAGTATGATTTCAGGAATACTGATAATCCTGATGCCAATGATCTTTACGCCAACGACCAAGCTATAGACAAGGCTTACCAAGATGGTCTTATAGGGGAGGATGAGGCATTTATGTTCAAGACATATAATCATATGATAGCCAGATCTATGGAGAACGAGATTAAGACCGATGAAGGTAATATAGTCGAGAGGGTTCCTGATGATGAGGATATCATAAATCCTTCTGACGATAGAATCAATAATATAGCTATAAAGATATGGAACGGTAATGAGGATGTCTTATCTCCTAGGGAGAGACAGATATATGATAATAACAAGCCTCGTGTCGATAGTCTAGTTAACGGGTTTGGGGATAATCCTATTTCAAGGATCAATAAGGCTAGATCGATAATAGATAGATTGAAGATCCATGATAATATTTATGATAATATCAAGGACGCTGTTGATGATATTGTGGATATGAATATCAATGGTCTTGATCAGGATCAGATCAAAGAAGCTATAAAGACTTATAATGATCTTATGAATGAGGCTGACAATGGCAATGAGATTGATCAGGATAAGCTTAATGAGGCTATTGATATTATCAATAATTATTCCGATGGGCCTCTTCTTCAATTCGTGGAATGGATGAGGTTGTATGATAACGGAAGTATAGCTGTCAAGGATTACGATAAATCCATACCTATGGGTGATGTCCTCACAGAGAGCGAACCCGGGACATCCACCGGCAGGACGGAAGTTAACGCCGCCCAGAATCCGGTGGTGTTGATGGCTCAGAAGAGAGAGATCGGTGGGGTTATGTATTATGAAGTTGGCGGAATGAGACTTGACAGGTTTATGGACAGTCTTGGGCTTAAAAGATCTGATGCCACTGATACTGATAATGGAAGGGTGATGGATTTCACCAACGGAACCGACATATTTACTGTTATAGAGTCAGATAACCACTCAAGATGGATGATTAGCGAGGATGACGCTCAGGCTTTCGAGAACGCTACCGGTGTCATATTGGGGCGGCAAACCGCCTTGTCGACCTCCATCTGGTTCATGGTGTATCGCAAGGGGCGGGATGGATCTATTGTCCCTTATTATACGGGTGATACGTTTGGGTCTAACAACGAGTCGGTGAATCAGGAAGCCGTAGCTAATCTCCGTAAGGATAATATCGTAAGGTTTAAGATGGATATGTCAGATCCATATACCAAGGAATTGTATGATAAATACAATAGCCTTAACGCCGTTGACCCTAATTCTGATGAGACTAAGTCGGCTTACCGAGAGCTGGTTGATAATATGGTTATTAAGATCGTGGATAGCGACGGCAATTTCGTCTCGGTACTGAAAGCCAATGACCCGGATTCAAAAGGAAGTAACGCTGATTTAAGGAGTATGGCCTTTGAGTTGTATAGGGATAATGTAGGATCTGTCGCTGGCGAGATTGATATACCGTTCGTAGGCACAGTCACCAGTGTTTTGCCGGGAAGACCTAATTTTAGCGTAAGTGATGATAATGGGACGTTGATGGTATCCGAGAATGACTTTACCAGCGAGACGGTCGACAAGGTAGAGAGCGTAGGATATATAGAGAACGGGGTGGTTACGATGAGGGATGATATTAAGTATAATATATTCCCGTTCTGTACGGCTATCGTCAGGGACAAGTATGGTGATTATAAAAATTCGCGTATCCCGGTTGTAGCCATAAAGACAGGAAATGGAAGAAATTACCTGTACCCCGTAAGATTGAAAAATCAGGATATATCATCATTCTCATCCATGATCGGATCGATGGCTGATAGGATTATGGAAGGTCTAGGCGGAGGCGTAAGTATTGATGATATAATGGATCTTAATAACGCTATAGCCAGATCCGGGTTGGATAATAAGACATATATGATTCCGTTGACGGGAGACGTGGATGTTATCAAGAAACGGCTAAAGGCTGTCAAGGAAGCGGCTAGCAGGATGCCTATGACCGCTGACGTAAGAGGATGGATAGGTGATTCTAGGACTAAGGATGATATTTTGATGAATGATGTTACGATCAATATCGATCTTAACAACGATCCTTTCATAGCTCCTAAGTTTAGGATGAGTATCAAGGAGAACAGGGTATCCAAGGAGGAGACGGAAGTCTCGTTCCCTAACCTGCCGGATCTGCCATCGGAGTTCGCCTCGCCTACGAAGGCTGCCGAGGACAAGTCTTTGGTTTCCGACGGTAACGTAGTATCCGGAGAAAATGAGGCGGAAAATCCTTGCTAAATAAAATATCTTGACTTATCTTTGCGGCGTCAGTCCATCACCTGACGAGTAAGATATTTAAAAGTTGGTCCCTGTCGGGTGTGTGATGGCCCCGGTGGGGACTCTTTATATTATGCAATTAGATGCCTTTTTACATCGGAAGATCATGCAAGACCTACGCATCCAGCGAGTAAAGGTCTTGATGATGCTATACATCAGTAACTATTTTGTCAAGGTCAGACAAAAGCAGTTGCTTGATCATGCATACTCATTAAGTAGGGATCAGGCTTTTGATTATATGACTGAGTTCAATAAAAGACTTAGTGATAAGGTTGGTATAAAATGTACGATGGATATCCTTTTACCTACCGATGATGATAATGCTAACACCATAATCGAGCACAATGGTATTATCAAGAAGTTGATGAAGGAAGCCGAGAAACTGGAGCTTGATACTGATGCTATCAAAACCATGATGCGTGATCTTCTTGGTGAGTTGAAGGATGATATTGATCTTAATATCCTGATATTTGACGTAAGCCAGTTGCTTACAAAATACAATCTATTTAGGTTGGAGGCCATAACAGAGCAGGAGTTCAAGGACTCTTTTGTCAGAATGGATAGCAGGAATATGGAGATAAAGAAACTAACTTTATCTGATATCAAGAAGGTGGTGATGATGATGGAGGATAGGTATGATTATGCATTGTATATAACAGAGGAATATAATTGATTACATTTTTTGTAAAAATATATCCTGTTTGTTTGTAGTCTCAAAATAAGGTCTTATATTTGCGGTGTCTATCCGTTGCTAGACCAGAAGAAGATATTAATATCGCTTAGGCGTAGGCGATAAATGAGAGTCGCCAGTGGGGTAACGGACGCTGGCGGCTCTCGTTGTTTTTATATTATGGATAATAATTTAAAATTGTTTGAGAATCCTGATTTTGGGGATGTGAGAGTATTGTTGGATGAGAAGCATGAACCATGGTTTGTAGGTAATGATGTAGCTAATGTTTAGGGTATGCAGATCCTAGGGATGCTGTAAGAAGGTTGGTAGATGACGAGGATTGTAAAATGCCGAGATTGTCAGAAGATAGGGAGGCCTACGATTCCACCCCTATTCACAATCAATATGTTAGCCAGATAAAGATTATTAATGAGTCTGGTATGTATACTTTAATTATGTCATCTAAGAAGGGGTTCGCCAAGAAATTTAAAAGATGGGTAACATTGGAGGTTCTTCCTTCTATTAGAAAAACAGGTTCTTATTCTATGCCATCTAACAATATGCCATCAAAGAATGAACTTCCATCTGATTATATAGAGGCATTAGAGGCTTCGCTTAAATCGGAAAAGGAGAGGCGTGCGTTAGCTGAGGCGAAGAAAGCGGCAGAGGAAGCCAAAAGGATATCTGATAATATCATTAAAGAACAAGCTCCTATGGTTGAGTTCGCTAAGACAGCCGAAATAGCCCAAGAGACAGATATGTTGATCAGGGAGGTTCGGGAGAAGTTGGAGGCTCATGGTTATGATATAGCGGAGAGGAATCTCCGGATATTGCTTGAGGATAATAAGCTCTTCGCTAAAACCGGTAAAAGATGGTTGTTATCCCAAAGGATGATAGATCGTGGTTATGCTCGTTACGGATATCGTGATGACGATGAGTTTTATGGGACTAACACCGTTTATGTGACTCCTAAGGGATTCCAGTGGATCGTGTCTAGGATATCCAAGGAATGGATGCCTAGGTTCTTGGAGTTGAAAGGTAGGGTTCTCGGTAGATCAGATAAAGATATTTTCGCTAAACGATAAATTCCATTTTTATAATTTAGGATTGAGTTTTTGCCTGTTCGTGAGGATCGGCAAAACGATTTGTACTTTTTCAGTAGAAACATAAGGTTTATTATTATTGTTATTTGGCTCCCGTCCGCTCGTGAGAGTAGGCGGGATTTTTATATCTTTGTGTCAAAACGATTTAGTAATGGGCAGATCTTGTTATGTTATAAAAAATAAGGAGGGTGGGATAGATAATGTCCTTGCCCCGAACGACCAACCATCCGGGTTATACCAAAGGGCTATGGAGGTGCTGGGCGACCAGAAGCAGGCCTTATCGGTCTGGGGTACGGCCTACTCTCCCGACTTCGTGTCCTTCTTTGGCGACTGGATGTCCATGTCATCAGAATATGATCTGGATAGTAATGGGGAGCCTAGGTATGATGATGTCATGTCCTTTATCAAGCGGAAGAACTATTTCGCTGGCAATTTCATGGCCGATGAGGTTAAGGATATCAATAACACCCTTACTTCCTTGGGAGTCGATAATATCAACGATCTTAATGATATGATCATATCCAATTTCCTCTCCGGTGGTGATATATTTCTCAATAGGTACAATCTTGAGCGATCCGGGATGTATGACGCCGATGAGATTGATAATATCATGGCCAACCGATCGGCGTATGAGCGGGTAAGGGATATGATGAGGAGGATTGTCGATTTTATGTCTGACGGGGATCTTAATGAGAAGGATATGCATTTCCTATCCTCCGAGTCAGGTCTTGGTGATGATTATATGATATATGAGGATACATATGACTCGTTAGGGAAGAGAAAGGTCTTGAATCCAATAGAGGTAAGGGATACGATCATGAGGGCGGTAGGCGGTATCAGTGACCGCCGGGAGTTCGATCAGGCTTTCGCTTCCATCCCATACCCTTCCTTGGCGCTCCGGTATCAGGAGGATCAGGATTACGCAGATCGGATGTATGACACGTATCGTAATATGACCCGTATGGAGGTTAGGGATCAGGAAGGGAATACGATTACCGACTCATGCTCCAATAGCGCCATACCGTATATCAGTACGCCTAAGGATATGAAAGCCCTAAGGGGTAAGGTTGGGGAGATAATCGATATGGATGATTTTAAGGACATCAAGGACGTTACCGGACGTCTATATGACATAGCTATGGATCTTGCCGACATGGGCGTGGATATAAGCGAGGCGATCAGCGATGAGATGGTTATATCCAGACCGGAGGATATCCGTGATCTTATGGCGTCGCTGGATGTTATGTTATCTTCCATACAGACCGGTAATCCGGTATACGATAGCTTTATCTCCGATCTTGATAGGATAACAGGAAAAGGGAATCCGATATACGAGGTTCAGGATACTTATTCTACCGGTGATAGGATGGTGTACGTAAGGTCCGGGAATACATCCCCTTCCGATATGTATGATAGGAACATGTTGTATATGGGTAGGAATACGTACCATAACACAGCCCCGATAACCGACACCGATCAGGCCTATGAGATGTTGGCCGATATCGGGATAGAGCGGCCCTCGTACTTGCCGGCTGGCGTGATTCCCGCCGGGGCTTCCCGTTCCGATATTGGCGTGGTCAAGGATAATATAAAAAAGCTGGTTATGTCCAACATCTCATCCTCGAATACCGAGAACATGATCCTTACCAGATTAATATATCAGCATCCCGTAACCCCTAAGATGGATGATGTCGATATTGATCGGGAGTTCAGGAGATACGAGGCTAGGCAGGGAAAGGATCGGGATTTTATCAAATCCTGTACCTCGTTGAGGAAGATCCAGATCAAGGAAAGGTTAAAAAAATCGGATTTATATAATAATGTCTTACGTTTCCTTGATTTTAATGGATTTTATAATGTATCCTTGAACCACCATGACAGAAGTACGTTAAAAAGCATGGAGATGTCGTTGCCGGAAGGTCAGGTAAGGGATCTTCTGTTTGACGTGGCTATCGAGTCCGGTGACAGTAGCATGAGAGACCTTTTCTATCTAGATGGTCAGGATAGGATGATGGATGTCGGGTTTTACAGGTATCTGTACCAAAGGAATCCGGGCCTGCTCCGGGAGGTCAACGGCGGCGTCGAGGTGAGACCGGACGGTTCGTTCTTGGCTCGTGAGAGGTATGATGATTTCGTGTCATTCCAATCCGGCTTATATGAGAAGGTAGGTGAGACGGTTGATGGTGCGATATACAGGTTCGTTGATGATCTTATATACTCCGATCCATCATCATATCAAGAAAATATGGTACGAAGGATGGGTGATGTTACGGCAAGGAGTGACGATAACCGCCTGTCAAGGATAGAGGATAATCCCTCATCCAGTAAGATAGTTAATGAATACACTGCTAATACAAATAAGTTGATGCGAGATTTTTCGTGTAGTTAATCTCTCTTTGACGTCGTGAGACGTTTTCTTTCGAGCATTGAAACATTGAATTTTATAGATTTGCGATGAATCCGGGTCGTAGTGATACGCTCCGGATTTTTTGTCTTGTATCGGTTCTTATTAATCCCATTTACAAGACATGACGTACTTTGATGATGACACATATCACGATTTTAGGACTGTTAATTTTTGAACTTTGTAACGCCCGCCATCAGGTGTGGTTATTATTGATTCAAAAATAAATAGACATGGGTACGAGTGGAGACAAAATCGTTTTGTTAGACGGTATGGGTTCCGGTAGTGGAAGCGCCACTAACGGTTTATTATCTATGATTCCGGGGATGTTCGCCAATTTAATAGGCGGAAATAAGATGGATCCGAACATAGTATCGATAAGCATAGGAGGACGCTAGAGGCTTGTGATTCGATCCTTGAGGAAATCAATCCGGCTTTTAAGCGGACTAAGGATCAAGACCGGAAGATCAAGAATCTTGAGGAGAAAGTCGATAGGATGGGATCCTCTTTCGATGAGCTAAAAGAGTTGTTAATTAAAAAATTAGGTTAAGATGAGAGTTATAGATTTAGGCGGCGGTCACGATGAGGACTACAATGACGAGATCTACGATCGTAGAGGCGGCCGTGGACGTAGCGGGCGTTCGGATGGGACTTACATGGGTTATGGTGGTGGAATGTATGACCATTATGGCAAGGAGCATGACGGTAGGATGGATGAGCTAGAACGCCGTGAGCGTGATCTTGAAAGACGTGAGAGGGAACTGGAACGTGACGAGCGTGAGCTTGAGAAGCGTGAGAGACTCCATGAGCGCGAGGACGAGATGTATCGCGGGGGATGGTTCGGTGAGCGCGGCATCCGTGACGAGTACGAAGGTACTGAACCGTATACGCGCAGGGGACGCGGGAGTCGTTATTACTGAGGAGCAGACGCCGATGACCCGGATTATAAGCGGTATATAGACACCCATGGATATCACTTTTCCAAGGAGCTGGCTAGGGAAGCCGCTGACAAGACGCTTAACGCCGACGGATCCAAGAGAAGATGGACGATGGAGGGCGCTAAGCGGATGTTCGATAAACGCGGGGCTAAGAAACCTGATAACGCCACTTGGGGGGATATCCAATACCTGTTCGCTATGTTCTATAGCGACTACTTTCCTAAGGTATTGGATTGCGACCAGAAAATAGTCAAGGCTGTCTTGGCTTATCTGGAAGACCCTGACGCCCCGGAAGGTACGGCGTTCGTAAGGTATCTGGCGGCGCGGCGCTTCGTCGGTGACACAATCAAATGGAGTGATATGATTTAGGTTTGATACAACGTTGGAGAACCCTGTCGGCAATAGAATACCGATAGGGTTTCTTTTTGATCGTAGCCTTATTATGATTACATTTGTTCGAGGTAGATCTTTTGTTCATAGGAAGGGTGGGCGGGAATGAAAAGGCATCCTCACGGACACCCTTCCCCTTTGGTTGAAAATCACTTAAAACATTATGAGTTACTACACCGCAAATATAGATAATTAAATACAAACTGCAATGGGTAAGGGGTATTATTGGATAGAGCCAGTGGATCAGACGTTAAATGATTTCCAGTTTTATAAGGCACGTATCGTAGGCGATCCTGAATATGACGAGAGACATCATCGAGTTATATTGAGAACTGATAAGTATTTCCCTGTCGGAAGTATCTTCCATGTCCTTAATGACCCGGAGATGTTTGTTATAGAGAGGAAGTTCAAGACATGGGGGAATAAGTATGTCGTTAAGCCTTGTGAGGGTGAATGGGAATGGGAGTCTGTCCAGAAACTTAAAGACAAGGCTATTATATTCCGTAGCGGATTCCCGCACGGGGACGGCGGTTTCTGACGCTTACCCGTATCTCTCCCCCCCTATATTTCTTGGTGTGTATGTATATAGCTATATTTGAGCAAAAAATAAGTGTAATATGGCAGATTTTCAAGGTAAATACAATGGCGAGCAGATAGAGCGGCTTTTGGATAAGGCTAATGATATTGATCTTACCAAATACGCTCTTAAGACGGATAATGCCCCTACCGCCACGAAATTACAGGCGGCTAGGATCATAGCGCTGTCCGGGGCTGTTACTGGTAGTGTCTCATCGGACTTCGGAAGCAACGTAACTATCTCCACGACATTGGCTAATTTTGATGCCTCTAAGATCGCGTCCGGAACCATCAGCATAGATAGGTTACCTAAGGCGGCCTTGGAGAGATTGATCGTGGTAGCTGACGATACGGCTAGATTCGCCCTTACCACCGCTACGGCTCAAAGCGGTGATACGGTAAAGGTCACGTCTACAGGTAAGATGTATCTGATAAAAGACGAGTCTAAATTAAACAGTGAGGATGGGTATGAGCCTTACACGGCCAGTCAGGCTTCCTCCGTGCCTTGGTCCGGGGTTACGGGCAAACCAAGTACCTTCACCCCTCCCACGTCCTCCGCTACCGTTCTTGGCGGTATTAAGGTAGGATATACGACTTCTGGGAAGAACTATAAGGTGCAACTGGATTCGTCCGGCAACGCTTTTGTTGATGTTCCGTGGACGGATACCAACACGACATACACCAATATGGGAGCCGCTTCTGCCTCGGCGTCGGGAAAGGCCGGCTTGGTCCCCGCGCCTGCCGCCGGAGCGCAAGCCAAGTATCTTCGTGGTGACGGGACATGGCAAACCCCTCCTAATACCACATATAGCAACATGGGTGGAGCGACGTCCTCAGCCGCGGGATCGGCTGGATTGGTACCCGCTCCGACTGCCGGCAAGCAAACCTCTTTCCTTCGTGGCGATGGTACGTGGGTGGTTCCGACAAATACCACATACGCCAAGGCCAATACCACGACATTAGGATTGGTGATGATCGGATATACTGAGAACGGTAAGAATTATCCGGTAGAGCTGGATAGTAGTGGTAAGATGTATGTTAACGTGCCTTGGACGGATACTAATACAACGTATGGTGTCGTAGGAGCTAACGGGTCCACAGGATTGGTCAAGAACGGCAGTACCGTGACAAACGCCTCTGGATATACGGCTTGTCCTATTGTCGGTGGTATCCCCTATTATAAGGATACGAATACTACCTACGCCAATATGAAGGCGGCTACGGCCTCGGCGGCTGGTGCCGCGGGATTGGTACCGGCCCCAGCCGCCGGCAAGCAGGCATCTTTTCTTCGTGGTGATGGAACGTGGGTAGTGCCTACCAATACCACATACGGATTAGCCTCTACTACAGCTAACGGCTTATTGAGACAGCTTAATGGAAGCGCATCCAGTTTCATGCGTGGAGATGGCACTTGGGCTACACCTCCTAACACGACATACGCCGTAGCCAACGAGTCTACTAACGGGTTGATGGCGGCGGCTGACAAGAAGACCATGAACAGGCTTATAGGAGTTAATACGGTCACGACATTAGCTAACCTGCCTATTAGCAAGAGAAGTATCACGGCTACGTTATCAGCCGCTACCACCCTATCCGTGCAGTCAGGGATGCAGGTAGGGGAGGAGCTGATGATCAGGTGTGTCCCCTCAGCGGCTTTCACCCAAGCGATACCTAATTCCGGGGATTATGTCAGCATGAGCGGGACTTCTATAACCACTACGGCTAACAGGCCTTTCGAGATAAATATCTGGTGTTACGCTTCAGGCAAGTATAGCATCGCCGTTAAAGAACAAGATTAATAAGCTATGAGTTTTACATATATAAACAGGGAGATATATCCCAAGATGTTGGTTCAAGATGAGCCTCTTGACGATAATTACGCCAAGGGCTATAGTTATGATGATTACTCCAAAGGTATTCCCGCCCCATGGATAGAGCTCGGGGAGGAGCAACTGGCGTTCAAGGAGGCTAATCCTAAAGCTACTGTCAAGGAGATTATCGAGGCTAAGCTGGATGAGTCAAGGCTTCTTAATGAGGAGAAATCAGTTAAATACGAGGAGATAAGAAGTTATGAGACCGGAAATCTATATGAGTTCTTCTTGGATGATCAGAATATCTATATTCCTGAACATGATAGACGTAACGCCTTGTCTGATGGGGCTATAGCTGGCAAGATAACGATCATGGGTCTGGAATTCGATATAACGGAAGGCAAGATCTTGATCGGGATGATGGATAAGTATGATAATGATCTTATGTCGGCGTTAGGGGACAAGCAAAAGCAGATCAATCTAGCCACTACCGTAGAGCAGGTAAGGGCTATTGATGTCCAATCCGGATATCCGGACAAGATAAGTGTCACCACGGCATACGTCCAGCAACAGGCGAAGGAGAAGGACGCCTCTGATCCTCAGAAGGTGGCTGTAAAATTTTCTAGAATGGTGGTTAATAATAAAGACTTATCCTTATCCTCTAACGATAAATTGGATGTTAAGGTCCTATTCCCCATATGGGGACAAGAAGGGGCGGAGTTCGGGCTATCCGTGGATACCGGATTTTGTCTTAGGGTGGTTAAGGAGGATACGGATATCCTTTATGAGGTTATCCAACAACATACGCTGTCGGAGGAATGGGAACCCGGACTGAATACGGCTTCCTTGTATAAGGTTATTGATAGGGAACATGCCGGTACTATAGGGGATCCTATCCCGTATTTCCCTCCAATGGAGATATTCAAGGATAAGTATTACATCCAGAACGCTGATGTGTATAAGTGTACTAGGGATAGCGGAACTCCTCTCAGCCATAATCTACAGGATTTAATAGGTCTGTACGTGGAGCGGGTGTAGTCGTAGCGCTATCTATCCCCCCCCCATATTTTATGGCTAACATTATATAAGTTATTTTTGGCATAATAAAAGGACATTTATAAATATATTTAAGTATGGCATCACAAAAATTCGGTTTCGTAACCGTAGACCCGGTATCGGGATCAGGAGATCAAGCGGTTAATTTCTCCGGTGATAAACACACCGGTCGTCTTCAACGCACTATCAACCTTACGGTCACCACGAACGGCGGGGCTAAGAAGGCGTTGGTAGTTAATCAGGCAGCGGCTGCTGAGGTGGTAAGATCAGACAGCCCTAACGCTTCCGTACAAAAGACAGGTGGTAATGTTACCATCACCGGTAAGTCTAACAGTACTAAGCTTACGTTCGCGGTCACGCCGGCTGAGGAGAACGGGCTTACGTTACAGCTCCCGGCTAACTACACGGCGGCTGGAAAGACTACGGCTAACGGGGCGATTATCGCCGACGATCCCGGAGCCGATGGCGAGTTCGTTTGGAGCATCACGATCTCGGACGTACCGGCCAACGTCACGATCGAGGAACTGACAGCTACATTGAAGGTAACCGCCGCTGGTGGCCAGATAGCCAACGTGACGGTAACGCAAGCCGCTGGAGACTCTACTATCGAGCTTGACAAGAGGATTATTAACTTGGATGTAAATGGTACTCAACAGACGGTTAACGTAACATCTAATGACGGCTGGACATGGGCGCAAGCTGCGGCTAGAACCGTATTGAGAATGATGGGACGATAATCAGTTTCTTTTCGCTTACTCAGACCCCGATCGACTAAAGCCGGTTGGGGTTTATTCGTTTTGCTATCTTTGCGATAGAACAAAAATAATACGACTATGGCTAATGATTTGAATATTAATTGGAAGGACGGGGTAGGCGAGGTAACGGACCAGCCCCTGACCGTCAGTCCGGGGTCCGGGGCCGGAAGCGCCCCCGTTTCCTTTGGCTCGGTGATGAACAACGGTCTTGATCGGGCTCTTGAGCTGAAGATAACAACTCCAAAAGGTGTTAAGAAGACGCTTACGGTGAATCAGGAGGGATGCCGGCAGGCTTATATCACGAGCGACGGCAAACGATGGCTGACTAGCGACAATCGGGTATATGGGGTTTTGAAAAGCGACGCTCCATGCGAATGCACGGGTGATTGCCCTTGATATTTTGTTTTTACGAATTTTGTAATTACATTTGTGGCGCATGTCCATCACCATGCTTTTCGTCGCTAATTCATTATAAGGGATACCGGTCCGTGACGGGATCGGCATCCCTCTGTTTTTTAATATGGAGAAGATAAATGTTTTCGATGCTCAGATTCCTGATGGGAGACAAATCCGTTGTATATCGTATAATAAGGTTACTTATTTTGATCTTGACGATATACGTAAGTTATGTTTTTGACTCATACGACCTACATGATGTGGCTGACACTAAGGTCATGAGCGAGTTCCTGCACCGTGAGGGTGGTCGTTATTGGACTACGATAGATGGCGTAAGGCGGTTGTATCGTAGGATTGAGTGTAAGATGTGTTTTGAGGTTATAGAAAAATTAAAGAAATTATGAGAGAGATGGAGTTTGATTTCGTGATATATCCGTTGAGGTCGATTATCACGGTTGGGCCGGATTATAAGACATTGTGTGATCGTTTCGAAAATATGGAGCCTGAACACGAGGGGAAATGGGGAGATGAGGATGATATGGACAAGGAGGCGTCTTTCGCGAATTTGGTAAGGGATAGGGATGATGACGATAAATTCGCCATACTTTGGAATTTTTCGAGCGACGATGATTTAATAATGAGAAATATATGTCACGAGTCATTCCATATAGCGATGAGCGTATGTCAGTTTCGCGATATGTCTCTTGGTTTTAAGGTTGGAGAGGATGAGCACGCAGCATATATAGCCGGCTTTGCCGGTGATCGCGTTAGTGAGTTCATCAATAGTAAGAATACGGATTAAGCCATAAATTATATAAGGAACACAAGAATATCAGCCTCCGCTTATTTGTGGGGGCTTTTTGTTTATCTTTGTCAAAAACATGAAGTTATGTCGAGTTGCGTAATTAAAAGGAATAAGGAAGGTAAGATAGCCCGTGTCTTGACCCCTTCCGGCGAGGTATCCACCTTGTTCGATAAGATAGCGGGTATAGCCGCCGTAAGTGATCTTGATAAGGCCGCCGAGGCTTATATGACCACGTATAATGATAAGTTCAGGTCTAAATTCGGGGATTGGGTGTCTAATGCCAAAAGGGATGGATTAAGGTCATCCCTTAGGTTTAGGACGTCGTCACGGCTGTTCGAGGGATACCCCACGTGGCTTAGCGGTCAAACCGCTTCCACCGGTCAGCATTCCACGCGGATCACGTCTACCGTGAACACGTATAAGAAGATCGGTGATTTTATATCCAATGAAGGTCTGGAGGGTAAATCCGTGCTTGACGCCTCATCCGGTCTTGGCGTTGGTACGCAGGCGTTGCGTGATATCGGGATGGACGTCGATGACGTTGAGCCATATCCGTCGTCAAAAAGGATTCCTCCCACGTATTCAAGGTACGAAGATATAGACAAGAAATATGATTACATAATCAGCGACGCTGTCTTGAACGTGATCCCTGATGATTGGAGATCTGACGTACTTAAATCAATGGCTGACAAATTGAAGGTCGGAGGTAAGTTGTTCATAAATGTTCGTGACGCCAAGGGTGTATCCTCCCAAAAGCGGAAAATAGAGCTTGACGATCCATCCGAGATACTTGTCACTGATTCCAAGGGAAATATCAGGGCCTATCAAAAAGGGTTTACAAGGTCATCGCTTAAAGAATATGTCGAGCGTGAGCTTGGGGATATGTTCGAGGTGGAGACGGCGAATCCTAACAATAGCGGAATGGCATCCGGCATGACAGCCGTCGTCGTGACAAGGAAGAAATCAGGGGATTTAAGATTCAGGAACGTAAGCGAAGGAAAGGCGGGTATGTTGGCGAAGGTAGCTGATGTCGCTAAAATAGGTACCACGGTGAATATCGTATCGATTGACGATATAAAAAATGGGGTAAGCGATCCGGATTACGTCAATATGATGTCCAAGAGCAAGGGATGGTATGATACGGAGACCGATACTGTCACTATCGTCGCTGACAATATAGAGAGCGATGAAGATTTGGAGAGAACCATCTTGCATGAGGTAGTTGCCCATAAAGGGCTTAGAGGTCTTCTTGGTGATCGTTTTGATGATACGATGAGGAAGATATTCGATTCGATGGAAGAGACCGACCAGCGGTCTTATTTAGACCGATATGGCGATCAGGTCATAGCCGCCGAGGAATTTATGGCTACCCTTGCCGAATCCAATCCGGACTCCAGCTTATGGGATAAGATAGTGTCGTTTATCCGTGACGCCCTTCGCTCCATGGGTCTCGATATTAAGATGAATGATACGGATATGCGTACGCTTCTCACTAGGTCAAGAGATAGGTTATCGGAGGTGGATAAGGAGCTTAGCAAGCCCATGAACCAGATAAACAATCTCCTTGCTTATGATAGCGGGGAGCCTAGGTTGTTCTTTAGATCGGATGACGGCGAGATACACGAATCTTACGCCAACGCCATAAAAGGATCGTCCGGTGGGCGGGTCGAGGCCGGGTTCTTGGCCGGCAGTGTCGAGGAGAGCGACATCCCGTCTGGCACGACTGACATCTCCTTTGGCTCTTCCTCGATAACCCTTAATAACAGCGAGTCATTCATCCCGATCCTTGGTATTAGCTCAGGCTCTAATATAAGCACCCGTGGAGGGTTTGTTAATTACCTTATCAAGAAAGGCATGTTGAGTGGGGAACGTATAAGGCTAGGGGATAGATATTATCTTACTGGAGCCGGCAATTCCGATGGTCTTAAGATCTATAACGCTATGGATGCCTTCTCTAGTCTTAGAAATAGATTTGGAAGTCAGTCCTCCGAGATGAACGTATTGGGTTCTATAGGTTTTGATACGGAGGTAAGTAATGATCTTGATCTTATCACTACGTCCGGGGAGAAGGTTACGGCGAGCAGATCGGAGATCAAGGGTATGTTAAGGCAAGGTAAGTTTGAGGAGCTTAATAACAAGTATGATGGATTCATGGAGCTAGCCTTGTCGTTGATGATGGAGGATAACGCTTTGTACGGAAGCGATGTCCGTGGGGTTATCGATAACGAGAAGGCGGAGGATCTCCGGAATAGGACTGATATCACCAATATCTTATCCACGTTAGGTATCCGTGTGATGGGTATGTCTGAGTATATGGATAGGTATAAGATGCGTAATGGCGTGGATCCTTCGGCTAGGGCCTTATCTGACATGGCTAATGGGGTTATCGCCTTGGCTGAGGGGGCTACGGTAGAGGATCTCAATGAGGAGGTGGCTCATTTCTTGGTCGATACTTATCGTAACCAACAGGAGATTGACGAGGCGCTGGATTCTATTGTCGGCACGTCGTTATGGAATCAGTTCGCCGGTCGTTACTATGAGGTGTATGGGAAGGAATACCAAGGAGAGGAGCTGGATCGGATGGTGAGGCGGGAGATCCTAGGTAAGACGTTGGCCCAGCGGTTCGTGCCGGGCATGGAACAGGCGGTGGAGGATCTGGCCTCGTCTGAGGACGTCCAGCTCTCCTTGTTTGGCAGGATAATCCGGGCTATACGGAATTTCTTCTCTACTCAAAGATCAGACTTGAATAAGGTTCTTGATAGGATAAAGGAGTCGGCGTTAGCTGATGATCCAAGCGCATTTGACGTGCTTCTGTTAAAGGATAGCGACCATCTCATGTACTCATTATCGGATGTTGATGTGGCTAATAAGCTGATCAAGAACGGTAGGTCATTGGAAAGACTATATACCAGATTGCAGAGGATGAGGTCAAGCCAAAGCCAGAGGATCGGTGAGAGCATCTCCCTTCTACGTGATATAGGCGAGAAGGTAAGACAAGTCGGGGGCGAGCTAAATAAGAATAACAACCTATTATCCACCAAGAGCGTCATAGCGACCGCCAAGGCTGAGGTGGAGTATTTGGTCACTGTCGCCAGTAGCCTACGTAAGAGCGGAAAAGGATTGGATTATGAGACGATACAGGTTATCGATAACGTATATGGGGAGATAGTTCCCCTGATCAGGAACCTTCGTGGATTCGTCAATAATCAGGCGGCTGATTATTATGGCGGCAATAAGGTTGGTATGGTAGAGGATATGGATGATATATTACGTATGGCCGAGACATCCATGTCTGATATAAACGCTCTTCGAGGTGATCGTAATGAGGATTGGCTGGATGGACAGCTCAGGATGTTTAATATCCCGGAAAGATATTGGAATGGGATAAAGAAGTTGATAAATAACATCCATAAGGATATCAATGTCATGTCCCGGTTCTTTGGTACGCTGGAGCATAGTGGTAACGCTATCTTAGGTATGTTAGGCCAACGTCTAGCCAAGGCCCATAATGAAGCCCATACCGAGGGTATATCCAATATCAATAAGATGACTAGGATGATGAGAGAGCGTGGATGGGGGATAAAGGATAATGAGGATCTTATACAGAAGATAAATGGGAAGAACTCGGATTACCTTGACTCGTCCCGTGATTTCGCCAAATACGATTTACTATACAGGACCGAGCAGGCTAAGGCTATTATCGATATATATGATCTTAAGAATGTCATGGGTAAGACCGAGAAACAACTTATCGATCTTCTTCTATCCGATAGAGGCCTTAAGGTGAAGACCCGTGACGACATAGTAGGATATGACGGGGATAAGCCTATTACGAAGGAGGTATATCATGTATTCAAACCTACCATCCAGAATTTTGATATCTCGAACATGACGTTCGAGGATCAGCGACGATATCTCGACGCGATAAATAGGTGGTTGGATGAGAACCGGGAGAAACCTATGGTGCAGGCTTATTACGATAAGATCGAGAAAGTCAATAAGAAGGTCGAGGAAAGACTGGGTCGTAGGGTATCGCAAGCCACGTCCGATTTCATGACCCGTATCCGCAGGGGCCGGTATGTGGCTATGGATAAGTTCGTGAGGAACGGGAAGGTCGATTGGAAGGCGTTTCAATCCGATCCTATAGCTTGGAGATCTTATCTGGATATTTTACGTGACAGGGCTATAGCCAAGAGCGAGTGGTATTCCGATGGGACACCAAAGGAAGAGGGGTCCGAGGCTCTGACGATGTCCGAGGAGATCAAGGCATGGGACGAGGCGTGGGCCGAGGAGTTCGGGAATACCAACGAGGGTCGTAAGGCTTCCGCCGAGTTCAAGGAGATACTTCGTGGGATAGAGCGGTCCGAGGGCGGAAAGGCCGCGTTTGAGTTCCTGCTAGCTGGCGGTCATCTTGGCTTCTCCAAGGATATGTGGGGATCCGAGGAGGGTGATTATTACGAGAATCTGGTTGATAAGATCACGGAGCGATCTGTATCATCATCAAGGATAGAGAAGGTAGAGGAGGCGATGGCGACGATAAACGAGATCAATGACCAGCTAAGGCCCTTGCTTATCCAGTACCGGGATAGCACGAGATACGGGGAATATGATTTCGATAGGTTACGTGGATCCGCCTCATTAAGAAAGATAAACGAGTTATATGATCGTCTGGCTGAGGCTAAGAGCGTTATTAACGCCGCCGCTTCCGCTGAGGCTATTGAGATGGATATGCCTGATACGGTGGAGAGTGGAGTCACGGATTCTTACCGTAACGCCTTAAGGGATGCCATGGCATACGACAAGGGTATGGATGAGATTAAATTCGCCAAGGAACATATGTCCGCCCGCTCCCGGAGTCAGGTGGATAGGATGGCCGCCAAGTTATCCCGGAAAAACCCGTCATGGACGACCGTGGAGGCATCGTTTTTGAGAAGGAAATACGGTCCTGGCTTCAATAATAAGCTAGCTAACGACATAGCGATGGGTAAGACTGATAAGATCCTTGTCGAGTACGCCAGAACCCGGTTGTATCCTTATATGAGGAAATATTCCCCCAAAGGGTATCCTGATTTCATCAGAAAGATAAATAACGGTATATATAAGGTATCCGAGTTCTTTGATGCCATAGAAAATGGTATATCCGGGAAAGAGAGCGTATCCCGTTTCGGGTTCGATATTAATATGATTGATCTGACGATCAACAACCAGTGGCTTGATGAGGCCGATGCCGAGAGTTCTTTCCGTAATCCTAATTATAATCCCGATCTGGGTTATGGGTATCATACGCCTAGGTTCGATAAGTACAAGAACGAGGCTTTTTTCAAGAAATACGGTATTACCAACGAAGGGGAGGAAGCTACGATCAATAAGGATAAGTGGGAGATGAGGAAGGAGCTGCTTAACATAAGCCGTAAGGCTATGGAGGATTATGATGAGCGATTCCGGAACATCTACCAAATACCACAGATATCCAAGGGCGGCGTGGAGAGGATGGCGCAGGCCGGGGTTGACCCGAGGGCGGCCATCGGCAACGCCGTACGTGATATCGTTGGCGAGAGGGTGGATGACCCTATACATGGTCAGGGGCAAGACCTAGGAGGGATTGACGAGAACGATAACAAATATCGTATGATCCCCAAATACTATCTTAGTAAGCTGGAGAACGCCAACGACGTGTCCCATGACTTCGCCTACTCCTATTCCATGTTATCCTTGCAGGCTACCGCTTACAAGTATAAGAGGGCGGCCTTGGATGATGTCATGGGATACAGGAACATGATGCTGGAGACGCAATACGACGGCGGTAAGAACCCGGAGGCCACTCACGCCTATAGGATGTTTCAGGACTGGGTTAACGCCAGTATCTATGATGTTAGGATAAATAATAAGCGGGCGGAATGGAATATAGGTAATTATAAGGTCGATCTTAATAAGCTGGCTCTTATGTTTACCAAATTCGTATCCAAATCCAACTTAGGCTTCTCCCCATTCGTCGCGGCTACCGGCGCCCTTACCGGGCAGGCCAACTTCCTTTTGGAGGGTATGGTAGGGCAGTATATAAGCAAGGACTCCATGAAATACGCCTATGGGGAAGCCCAGAGGCAGTTAAGTACGTACGTGTCGGAGATCGGGGATATAAACCGCGCCAACAAGCTATATGTCGTTGGAGAGGCTCTAGGCGTGTTCAATGTCCGTAACCGTGTACGATCGGCGGCGTATGACAAAATCTGGAGAACCTTATTCCGGGACCTGCCGTTTAAGATGATGGAGGTCCTTAACTCCCCGTTGGATCCGCAGGTCATTATCTCGGTCATGGATGATACCCGCCTATACGAGGGTCAGTTCTGGTCATACTCCAATTTCAAGGAGATGATGATGAAAGACAGAGATATGTCCGCTAACGAGGCTAAACGCGATTGGGAGCGTTTAAGGGATTATTCTATGTGGAACATGGTAGATGTCAAGGACGGAAAGATCGTGGCTAAGAACGAGGCTGACAAGGATATTATAGACCGATATATACCCACCTTGTCCAGTAGGGTAAGGAGTATGGTGCAGATCTGTGACGGCGCCTTGAACGAGCAGAACCGGGTGGGGGCTAGCCGGAACGCTATCCTTAATATGGTGCTGCCTCACCGTGGATGGTTTATATTGGCCGTACAGCGGGCGTATAAGAAAGCCGGTTTCAATTTCCAAACCAACCAGTTCGAGGAAGGATATATGAGAACGTTATGGAGACTGGCCGGCAATGTCTATGGATCGATGTCCGAGGGCAGGATGGGAGAGGCATATGACGTGCTTAAGGAAGAGTATGATAAGCTTACCCCCTACGAGCGGATCAATATCAAGAGATCGATTATCAACATGGCGGTATTCGCTACGATGATGGCCATAGGACGGGCTTTGATGGGATATAGGGAGGATAATGAGGATAGCTGGTTCGGGCAGTTCATTACCTACATCGGGTTCAGGACGATCAATGAGATCGCCTCCCAGACATCCCCGTTCATGGAGCTTAACGCCATAGACATGTTACAAGACCCGCTGGTTACGGCCCGTAAGTTGGGTGATCTTACCGATCCTCGAAACTGGGATCCTTTCGCTACCGTCCAGACCGGAGTGTATAAGGGCGAGAGCAAGCTATGGAGGCAGCTCATGAAGTTCTCGTTTGGTAAGCAATGGTATAATATCAAGACGGCTAGGGATATTAAGCAGACATCCGACTACTGGTTGATGACCAACGGCATGACGATGGGATTCTTCTTAGGAGGTAGGGATAAGGACGAGTCTGGGGAGGACGCTAATTGGTACTTTGACAGGGGAAGATAACCGATATAGTATGACGAAAAAAATAGCCAGTCAATTGTTTAAGGCAATTTGATTGGCTATATTTGCGTCATGAAACAATGAATGACGGGATCTCACCTCAAGGTCATTCAATGTGTAAGATATTTTTGGCTCATTAGGATTTGTCGAGGTGAGATCCGACATTTCCTTTTGAGCCTATTTTTTATATTATGTGTAATATTGTTTTAAATGACAATTTGTCTATTGGATTGTATTTCGGGAAGGTTCTTGAGTTAGTTAAATCCGGAGAAGATCTTCCAGTTAATCTAGATGATGTTTGGCCTTTGATATATTCTGATAAGGGCAAGGCTGTTAGAGCGCTTACTGGTGATAATGGGTTTATTAAAGATATTGATTATAAAGTTTTTACCCAAAATGGCAAAAACCCAGTTGGTGGGAGACCTACGATTGTGTATATGATTTCCGTGTCTTGTATGGAATATTTAATGGCAAGAAAAGAAAGAAGGGTATTTGATGTATATAGAAGCGTGTTTCATGGTGCGGTAAATGCTTTCAATAAGATGGAAGAATCCGTGGAGAAGAATCTTCCACATAATTATATAGAGGCATTGGAGGCGTTGTTGGCATCCGGGAAAGAGAAACAGGCGTTAGCTGAGGCCAAGAAAGAGGTAGAGGAGGCTAAGGGAATATCCGATAACATTATCAAAGAGCGGGCCCCTAAGGTAGGATTCGCCGAGACAGCTATTATGGCCAATGACAAAGGTGATGATATGTTGATCCGTGACGTCCGGAGAGAGTTGGAGTCTCATGGACGTGATATAGCGGAAAGATCTTTAAGAGAGTTTTTTACAAGAGCAAGGTTTCTTTTACAAGAATAAAAGAGAATGGATATTAACAGAGAATGTCATGAAGAAGGGTTATGCGCATTACGGATACAATACGGATACCGGGATCAGGAATACGGTCTATATGACTAGGAAGGGATTTGAGAAAACGTTATATAATATCAGGAATATACCTAAATCAAGGGAGTCTTTTATCTCTTTTGGCGGCAAGATATTTGATTAAAGTAAGAGAAGGACAGGCGATTATCATCCTATCCTTCTTATTTTCGTTATCAGTCTTTATATTTATCCACAAAATCATCCACATCCATATACTCACACCCGAAGTTTTCCGCCGTCTTCTTATCGGAGTCGGAGGACTGTCCTTCTTTTCCGGAAGCGTCCCCGATCATCAAGATAGTATCGTATACGATCTTTTCTTCCTCATCTTCATCGTTATTCATGTATTCGATGAAATCCATATACTCTTTTATCATCCCTATATTTGGCTTTCTATTGGCATTGCGTTTATTATTGCTTTCGCAGTAATAAGCGCTTACGGATACATCTGTATAATCTTCCAAGGCATTTGATATATAATCGAATTTATATTCAAACATCTCTCTGTCCACGAATCCTTTTTCTATACCTCCTTGATTTGATATGATCAGTATATCATCAGGAGCGTAGTTCTTGATAGCCTCAAATACGTCGAGTTTGATTTTCATATCCCATATACCTTTAGGAAATGTATCCCCTGACACTGTCTCAATCAGTGTCCCGTCTAAATCCGTTATTAACAATTTACACTTTTTCATGATTCAAAATTTAAATGATATGTGATTATTTAGCCATTTTATCAAGGCGAATATTAAAAGAGAGCGTAGTAGGAGGAGACTTTGGCGACTCATTGCCAATTCTTACCATCTCATCATGTTCCTCTTTCGTTAAGAAAGGTTTATCTATTAAATAAGCTAACCTTTCTTCCAGTTCTTTTTGTTTCTTATTACTTTTCATAAATATAATTTATTATATAATTACCCATCATTAAATTACAGATCCATCTTTTGTAACTATAGGAGTTCCGGCTGGTAATATCCTGAAACTAACACGAACAATTATAAAACTCCCTTCTGGATCAGGATCTTTATATATTAAATATTCTTTTCCATGGAAGCATGTACGTTTAGGATCATTTAAGAACTCATCGAATTAGGCTAACTCATCATCCTTTAATCTGAATTCTTGTTGATAATCTTTCGCTGTCTTCATATTTGTAATTTTATAAAGTTCTTAGACGATGAGGTATTCTGCCTACTCCGCGAAGTCCCCCATTTTCTGATTTGACAATTTTTACTCCATCAATAGAATGATAGATGTTTTTTGTAGAATCATTCAAAAATTCTTTAAAACTTTCCAGTTCCTCATCTAATAAGAAAAATTCCTTTTTACAAAGCTCAATATCCATATGAGGGTGTTCCTCAATGAATGATTTAAGAGATATAGGGCCATCCTCCCACGTCAGGCGCCTACCCGCTAACTTATAGATTGTACCTCTTGGAAGTACGATCGCCGAATCGTGATCCTCGACAGGGAAATATTCCTCGTCGTGCGCTGACCTCTCGTCCGTCCATATCTCTCCTTGCCGAGCGGGGGCGTTGTTAAGAATAACCTCGTCACCGTTTTTGTTCACGGCTAAAAATACTATTGTCTGCTCTCCTATTTTCATGAATTATAATTTGCTTACCAATCTCCTCCATCATTACCTATTCCTGATATTGTAGTTATAATATTATCTGGATTTGTCCCCGCGTTAGGAAGCGTCTCAGGTATAGGGTTATCTTCCCTATCACCATGCGTCATGACGGTAAGAACCCCACTAGCGGAATACGACCAAAGACGCTTGCCGTCCTTCTCCCATTTCTTCGCTAATCTATTTAATGAGTCAATCGGCTTACATTCTTCTGGGGTGCATTCGACTCCCGCTTCAGTATGATATTTCATTCCCATATTATTGATTTGTTTAATTTATGAGCCTCCGATAAGGCTCGTGTCAGTATATCCTTTTTTCTTATAATCTCCTTATATCTTTTGATATTCATTTTTATTATTTTCATAATAAGTTCTTTTGCCTTAATAGCGCCAACATCTTATTCCAATCAACATATCCTTTATCCGTAAGCGGAGTGCCGATATTCCTATCATCTATATAATAATCACAATACAATTTTGGTGATGATGATACTGGATCAGGATTGTAGTTTACCGAATACAGATTGATATGATTATATTTAAACCAGTCCACGGCATCCTGTAGATATTTACCATCTCTTACCGTATATAATATCAGAAGATTCTTATCAGCTAGTTTCCTCAATACGCTAGCGGCCCCGATATTGTCTCCTACATAAGGGAATAAGTCTGTCACGCATGTCCCATCGAAATCTATTCCTATTATTGCCATATTCTCTTTATTTATCTTATTAAATTTTTGTATCCTACTTTCTTCATCCGCTCTTCGGTAGCTTTCTTCCTCGGGAACTTCCCGTGCCATTTTCCGGACACCACGACATCACGGCCGTCGGGGCTGGTAGCCAGCCTCCCGCATTCGCCGCGCAGCCCCATGCCCTTGTACGGCTGTAGCTCCTTGGCATACTCGAATTTGTCCACCATATACCCGTTTGTCAACATCCGGTAACTAGACGTAGCGGTATTATCGATACAGCCGCATTTAGCGCATACAAACAAGCTCATAGTAAGTTCTTTTTCGCCTCATTAAACAACCGTTCTACCAGATTCTCAAATTCACCATCAGGCTCTATTATATTTCTTATCCTTATCTGTATGTTTTTATGTTTTGCTAAAGAATAATAATTGTCCTCTACATTATAATGAGCCACAGGACCGTCTACGTAAATAGCCTCATTTGGATCTAGCTCATTTTTATAATAATCTTCTACGGTATTTATAGGAGTATAACGTAGATTATCTATTCTCATTATAGAATATTCATCGAATTTGACGTATTTCCCAACGACCCGTTTATAGTTCTCTTTTAGATTAGCCCGCATCTTGTTTTTTTCTTCCTTCAACTTATTTTCCAGTTCTTCAATCTTATTCATATTCTATCTATTTTAATGTTATTGTTATTAAATCCGTTTATCATCTCATCAAAGAATTGACGGTCTATCTCCACAAGCGGGGAGTCCCTTCCCTCCTCGCAAGCCGCTATCCCTGTCGTTCCGCTCCCGGCTACCGGTACCATCCCGCCGGGGCGACCCCCATGATCTCGACCGCCGCCGTGAGTGAACAGGTGACGGCTACCACCCCGTACGGACACGGCATTTTTTGGATTACCTCCCACATCGCCTTATAATCAAATCCCTCCTTGTCGTATCTTGCCTGGGTTATCTTATAAGGAGGGTCGGCAAAAACAAATCTTACCTTCCCTGCCATATCCTTGAATACGGACATCGCCATACCCATATCCCCGTTAAACGCCCTTACTTTCCCGTTCATCATCAACCCTCTCCACTTTAATCGTTCCCATATCACCTGAAGGCGACGTGATATTACTATACACGTTATTCCAGTTCTCGTCAATGGCCAACTGATGTAATATCGACCTATATATCTGGTAGGTGTTACCGATAAGTCTCTTCCTGTTTATCTTATCCTTACTACCCCCATCATATCCTATATGCTCATAATCCCCAAGATCAGGGAACAGTCCTCTTCTTATCGCTCGTGAGTTATTGATCATGAAGCTTCTTATCCCCGGCGTCTCCGCTCCATCCATATCATTTATCAACGTATCTGTCGTATGTTGTAGGTCTATGTCGCCAGCGGCGAATCTACCGATGTCTTCCACGCATTGGGATATCAGCATCAGCCGTTCCCTTGTCAACGTTATTTTATAAAGTTGTTTATTATCCATGATTATCTGATATTAATTTTTCTTTTATATGTTTAGATATATCAATTATCTCATCTTTTATATTGCGGTCATCTTTTGATAATGAACCAAATATACATGATATGGCACCCTTTAAGCCTAGCGCTATCCCTATCTCCAACATTTTTTTATCGGTATTAGGGATGTCTATAGGTTCATATAATATTGATGATATGCTGTTAATTACATATATCACATCATTTTCATTCATTGATGTAGATTTATCGACAATAGCTATAAAATCTTTTATAATCATAATATAAGCTATTTTTATTTCTTTTATCGTATCATCGCTTAGATGTCTATCTCTTATATGCCTTTCAACATACTTGTTTGCTAGATTCTCTATTTTGTTTGATTTGTCCATTTGTACTATCAATTATTTAGTTAATAATAGATCATAGTCCTCTTCATCTATACTCCCATTATTGTTGACATATATAATGAAATCATTTAAAAGCACGGACTTATCCTTGGATAAGGCTTTTATAATAAGCTCTCCATTATCTTTCGACATCACATGCGCGGTATCCCAGATAACATATTTTTGACATTCTTTCTCAATCTTCTTGATTGTTTTAAGTATTATCTTATACGTCTCCTCATATCTTTTTACTATTCCGCGCAGTTCGGTCGTATTATATTTACGTATAGCCGTGAATATACATTCCTTTTTACAATCCCGGCATTTTATCGGTTTTTCTGATCCGCACGCCTTATCCTCGTAGAAGAAGCGACCCTTACATGGCTCATTATGGTCGTAGCTTAATACCACAAGCGGCTCCACGCCATTCTTGTATATCACGTCTCCTTGTTTCATCTTGTCTATTTTATTAATCTCATTATCAATATAGCAAGGTTGGATATTATCCATACTATAGATATCCAGGATGTTATACTCAACATAAGACCTATGTTCTTAGGTATAGGATCTACTCTCCTGAATGTAAGGATCATGAATACAAATGTCTTGAAGTTCATAATTTACGATATTTTTCTATATAGTTAACTATTAGATCCTTGACACCTTTAGGGGCATTAATTAGCTTAAGGTTACCTTGGAATATATCCTTACCGTACTCGTCCATGATCACCCCGAATGAAGGATTCATGATTCTTGTCGATATACATATCGGTTGGTCGGTATCGAATCTGATAACGGCTACCTTCTTCTCGTTTATCGCCTTCTTTAGGGCTATATAAAGCTTATGGCCTTTAACAATGTCACAATTACCTTTCATGATCTTAGACATATATATGATATGCTCTTTCCTCACATTGCTGAGATTGTCCATCAGTTTAAGATCTCCACCAACAGATTTCCATTTTTTGAAGCAAGATACGCATAGACAATAACTGGACTTGGCGTTCCTCGGCATCATCCTGCTGCTACCAGCGGGAACCGTATCGCCACAGCAGACGCACGTCCGGTCTTTGTTGGTGCGTACTGGGCCATAGCTGTTTATCGGGTATTCTTTTTCCTTAAGCATCTTTTTCTGTTTTCAAAATTATCATCACCATACTCATAATCAGGACAAGCCTTATTGCTTGGCCGTCTCGCGTAAGTCTTTTGCTCCCTATTATATTTTCTATTAGGGTTTATATAATGGTCGCACACTTGCCAAATGGAGCGGCATACTTTCCCGTATCTTTTCGCCCATTCCCGATCATGTAGATGTACACAAGTGGCGCAAGTTGGGTTCTTGAGCTTATCCTTATTCTCATCTATGATCTTATTGACCCGATCAAGAATAACATGCATTTTTTCAATATTTATGACGTTAAATGCGTCTGGGCATGGAAGATATGTCATTGAGCTTATATCTATGTCCATTTCCTTGGATTTATTGTGAGCTGATTTGTATTTCCTTCTCATCAAATCCTTTAATTGATTTACTTTTCTCTCATAAGTCCCCATATTTCACTCAGTTTTCCATCCTTGTTTTTTCAATAGATCCACCATCATCTCCTTTATCTTAGGGCTAATGGCCTCGGTAAGTATATCAGCGGCCAAGTTAATAGAGAAGCTTGTCATTCTAGATTCTCCTATATACCTCTCGCTGGTAACTTCTTTCACATAGTCGTGAATATCCTTGATCATTTCATTTTGAGATCTTAGGAGATCCAGTATCTTATCGGGTTTATCATTCATCTTTTTTCTCGAATATACCTGACAATAACCAGAAGACCACTATCAAAAAGAAAAATAGCCCAAGAGCCTCATCCGGATAATCATGCATCGCTTCTAAGATACTTCTCATAACTTAACATCCATTTTACCGATTATACGATAGAAAATATCCCTAGTCAGCTCAATATCGTAAGTAGCGTCATGAAGCTTATTCTCGTCGATCTCAATACCCATAGCTCTGGCTACGGTCATCAACTTAAAGTTCTCCATATCGTTTCTTACGCCCATCAGGAACGGTGTCACCATAACATATACATCCATACAGTTAGGATAGAACCATGATCCGAAATACTTATCCCCACATTGGGTAAATAAAGCCCGTAGGAAGTTGTTGTCGAATCCGGCGTTGTTATACCCCACCAAATACATTTTATCCCTCTTGTCGAACTTATTCACGTATTTGGATAATATACCAACTAACTGCCTGTACCCTTCTTCCATAGGCTGATACGACCGCACTTGCTCCAAGGTAACACCAGCCACATCCAGCGCCTCTTGCTCTATCGTGGCGGCAGGGTTCGGGGCTAGGCGGATGTCGAACCTCCCGGTCTCCTGCCCGTCGATATCCACGATCCCTCCTATTTGGTGTATCCCGTTTCTCCAGAACTTAACCCCGGTTGTCTCTAAATCAAAAAATAGCAATTTGCTCATGTCTATTTATTTTGTTAATTTATCATTATCTAAGAACCAGTCGTGAAATGCTTTTATAATATATACTCCCATCAACTCTTTTACCTTCAAAGAAGTATATCCAATATTCTAATGAAGAACATCCAAAAGCAAGACATAGATTATTTATCGCATATCTAAAGTATTTCTCGCCTGAACGAAATAAGATTTGAAATTCCTTATTATTTAAATGGAGTCTTTTTTTGGTTTTTCTTTTATTCATGTTTATAGTTTTATTTTAAATGTTCCTTAATCTTCTCCAATGCCTCATAAGACAGATAGTCGTTTATGGTCTTATCGTTATTTATTTTCATCAACTCATCAAATAGGTCTTTAGCCAGTGCTTTCCACCGCTCTCCCCAATCACGGAGATTCTCGACCCTTGACCGTATATCCTCGAAATAAGAATCTATGTCTGGTTTAATTGATTTTGAATAGTATTTAACATCCTTCTCATCCCCATCCATCATATAATCACATTGCGCCCTGATATCTTTTATATAGTTATCTATATCACCGCGCATATAATTAACAGGTTTACGTATATTGAATATAGCTTCTGACGTAAGACCGGTTATATCTTGTATGTCTTTTAAATTATCCATGATTTAAACAATTAAACGCCAACCATCCACTTACAACTCCCATCGCAAAAATAAACAAAACCATAAGCGAGAACAGCGCCCAATCTTTTGTATTTAGTTTATTGCCCTCCTTCTTCGCTTTTATTTTTTCAAGAATATTCTTGTCAACATTGAAATCGAAATCAAATGTCATATTATTAGCTATCTCCCCATCAATGCCTTTGTTATTAATAAATATCTGTCTCTTAACACTCATATCCCTAATATTTCTGCTACATAAACAAATCCATAACATACATAATTATCAGCGTCATGCTCACCATAATCCACATGCCATACGACGGCGCACGGGAAATATAATGGCATATCCTCAGCCATAGGATCCTCTTTGAAGTCATCAATGTTTATCTTCTCCCTCCACCTCCACAGGTCTTGGGTATCGTTCAAGATCAATTTGTTCATAACAATCTGGTTTTTAATACTGATACAAAGATAGGATTTAAACAAAAATAAAAGCATGAATAATATTAAAATAATATTAATCATGCTTAAATATAAATATATCCCTTCTAGTTCTCACGGATATACGTATTCGTATTCATCTGGAGGAGATGTCTTATATTCAACATCGCGCTCCATATTGGTGTAATAGTTATCCCCTTTTCTGTATACTAACGCTACCCAACAGTCATGTTTTTTGCTGTATCCTATAAGAGGAACACCTTCCATAGGAGGATTATCCTCCGTTTTGTACCTTATTCTTGCTGTTTGCTTTATACTCATATAATCCATTTTTTAATAATGTTGTTATCAGTGAAAACAATGTATCTATAAGAAGTCTCTCGCTACTCCAACATATAGGGATCTCGTCTATATTTCTATACGCTACAGACCATGCATGTTTTAGCTTATAACATTCCAATGTACGACCCTCTATCTCATATGGGAGCAAATTCGGTAACGTCCCTACATCCCAAACGGGGTTGGATATATCCGGGGTAACGGCCTCGATCGGTCCTATACGACCAGCGTTATCCTCCATAGAATGTAATCGATCCAGATACTTGTCCCTGAAACCGATGGCGGTGGAGATAGGAAGGCCGGCCTCGACCAACACCCTCCCCTGTTCTTTTGCGGTAAAAATCCGTTCCTTCATGGTTTTCGCTTTTTCGGTGACATATCATCCAGTTTATTTATTCCCGTCAATATCGGGATACTATCATGCATACCATCCATCATCTTCCTTTCTACCGTAACGATCGTATCATTATGCCATCCCCCATGAGCCACAAGAAGAATCTCCTGCTGCTCGAAGCCAAAGCCTGCCCCTATACCGCCGGAGTTCCACGCGCAGGTAATGACCACCCCTCCTTTCTTAGTGATCCTAGCTATCTCCTTCTTCTGCCTAGCCCAATAACCAGATTGCGTTGTTTGCATATTAACAGTACCTCCAAGCTTTTTATATGACTCGGATACCTGTCTCGGGGAATACGGTGGATCATACAACACCATATCAGCTATATTATCGCCAAGACCACGCAGGAAGTCCGTGGCGTCTTTATGATACATAGCCTTAGTCTTAGGATCAAGATCGTTGGTGATCGTCCCTATATCGCTGTTTCTGGCGAACGGATCCACTATAACCATCCCCTCTTCTCGATATTTGTCTATAAGTTCCCTTATCGGCCTTATGCCGAATGTCTCTTTATTCGGCATTGACCATTTTTTAGTAATTATCATGATCTATGAAGTTTATCCCATTCTTCTTTATCCACTCTTTTACCTTGTATATAAAACAACTGTATTGACCCATCATGAGCGTAAATTGCTTTAGACTTATCATTTTTTAATCTATCGAAAACATTACCAAACCTCTGTGATAATTTCATAGATCGATATTTTTCAAGAAAGTTATATTCTTGATCTGATAAATTTAATTCCTGTTTAATCATTTCCCTGCTTTTGCTCATACCAAATTTGATTGTTTATTTCCTTTTTGAAATTTAATTTCATAATACCTCTAGATATAGGATCACATATATCCTCCCACCAATTCCTGTGTCCTTTTGGTGGATGTATATCCTTTTCCCATAAAGATCCCTTAACTGTCTCGATTCTTACGTATGGTCTCGTTTTTCTCGTGTTTACCTTCACATGTCATATCAGTATCCGTTTTTGATGACCCGGACATAAGCTCATCAGTAATCTTGCGAAATTCCTTTACAATATCATTTATCCGCTTACGTTCGATGCTTCTTAGCAAATGGGCTATCACATCCACTGTCCATCCGTTACCCGCTAAAGACATGGCCGTATTTGGGGCTATCCCGTCAAGGTAATCATCCGGCAATGTCTGTAGCCTACACATCTCCACCGGGGTCAGGTATCTGAATTTGTCTTTCATGTCAAAGGCATTAGGATATCTTCCGGGAGGCAACGATGATATCACGTTATCTTTCATGACTGTTGTCAGGCAATTACTTTTCTTAATAGAAACAGTATTTTTATCTCTTCTTACCTCCAAACATTGCGTTATTTTCACGTTCTTGTCATAATCCTTTCGATGCCCGTCCTCCCATCCCGCTCACTATTTTATCCAAATCAAGCGAATAATCTTTCCCGGGTAAAAAATCATCTCTAAGAAAAAAACCTCTATATGGGATCATATCATGTATGCCGGGTTGGTCGTCAAATATGAGCTTAGCGTTCTCGGTCAATCTAATCAATGTTCGCAAGACAGAGGATATATCTATGGGTGCATATTCACACCCATAGACCTTATTATTTATCCAAAGATATTGAAGAAGCTCGGCTATATTAATAGTCCCGTCCTCCACATATCCTGTCTTGTTATCGAAGTTTATTTTGGCTAGAGGTATATTACTTCCTTGTGGTTGATCGCTTTTTTCATTACGACAATGCACGAACCTGTCAAAGAATATATCTTTCCAACCAAAATATTTATCCCTTATCGTCATAAGCCCATTTCTTGTCGTATAACGACATGACGTTAATAAGATCGGCTTTTCTGGCCATCCCCTCAAGTTTATTAAAGCCATCCATGTTATCTCCGCTGACGATGATAGTAGGATATACCTCTATACCGTACTTGGATATTTCCTCCTCCGTGGCTTTGCTCTCCGGGATCTGGTTTAACGTGACCTCACCCTCATACTCCTGTAATGTGTTGGCGATAATATACCGCATGTAGTCGCTGTACTCAGCGTCTTTCTTCGTGAAAAAATCAATTCTTACCATCTCAAATAGTTGTTAATCTGTTAATAATCAAATCAGCGGTAAATATAGCATTATCTACCTCATCTATACTCATCTTTCTCCCATCGAAATCGTTAGATAATAAATCCTTAACAATCTGATATCTACGCCGCTCCCAATTTACGTTTACATCAAAATTCAGATTCTTTACATAATCATAATTTAATTCATTATAACTGTAACTGAGATACTTGACTATCGGGAATAGGCTATCATCAATAGTGCGCTTGATTACATTAACGTATTTACCCGTTCTTTTGTCGATAGCTCTTAATCCCTCATCTACTACTCTTTTTACTCTTTTTCCTGACTCTTCCATTCTATAAGCCCTTTGTTATGTTTATCGTAATATAATAACGCTATGGCATTCCAGCATACGGCGGATAGATGCATGAATCCCTCCTTATCATATCTCTCCCCTTTCGTATAAGCGACCAAGTGTCTCATGAGCGCACCTAGATAACGATTGAACCCATCAGGTATATCCTGCCATGAGTTATCAGCGTACTTCTTGGCGCCTTCCGTATATACCCTCACGATGTCCTCTATCTCAGCCAAAGGAAGGAGATCCCACCGGGGTTTACCGTCGGCCCGGTCGTCCTTCCCGCTACCGTCTTTCCCTACGGCGGTCTTACATGCCTTGGCTACCTCCTCTTGGTGGGCTTTAATGATGGATGCGCTATTAATATTATTGAAACGGGAAAGATCGTAAGCGTTTACATTGTCTACCTTTTCCTCATTAATAAGTTTTAACTTAATAGCTCTACCTAATGATACGACCATCTCCTCATCAACCCAAATAATCTCATCTACCTCATCCGACCATAGCCTGATTCTCATTCTTCCACTTTTATCAGCGGTCTCAACTACCTCAAACACATCGCCATCATAGACCACCTTTTGATACTTATAAAATTCCTCCTTCATTTTAAACTCCTTTTTGTTTTATTATTATTACTGGATCATCATTAAATGGGGATAATATCCCAATATGCAACAATATATTGCGCTCATCGCCCTCATTTTTATCGGCTTCAATAGCATTGATATTTGATTTGTTACTAGATATAATGTCGCTATCTATATTAGGATCATTTTTGATTATAGCCTATCCTTTTATAATAGGTTCATGCCCCATTAATTTAGCGACATCTTCTTCTACCAACCAATATTCCTCAAAAACAGTATCCGGATATTTGGCTTTTATCTCCTCGTAAGTATTATACCATGTCATATTTTCGTAATTTAGATTAATAAAATTCACTAAGATCCCTGCGTTCTGGCGTCTCACCTGTCATAGAGTAAAGCTCACCAGATGATAGATGCACGCAATGAACGGTCTTCCCGTCTATATACTCACTTCGCTTCGTGATCCCACAAATAGCGCGGCGTTGGATCCCCGGACCTGCTTTTACCCACGAGTGCCGCACGCTTCTCTTTCTTGTCCTATTGGTGTCGTCAAGCTTTCTCATAATCAATCCTCCAAGGTCATTATAATCTTATCTTTTCCGATAATAGCCTCATTCCCGCTCCTTACATCAAAGCATCTCCCTTCATCTGCCTCCTTGAAATAAAGAACGCCATTGTACTCGAATAAACCGAAGCCGTAATCGTCCAGCTTCATTTTGCTAAGTTTTTTGAACTTATATACGTTTTTCATATTCTCCATATTTTTAATATTTCCTTCATTCATATAAAATATTGACGCGGATATTGATACTATTCCTATAGCTATCATAATTAATCCTCCGTGGAACATACCTTCATGTAAATCATCCCAACCTTTCACCATTACAGCTATGGATAACATAATCACTGCCATACTAAGCAAGACCCATATCATATCACATTTTCCTTGTCTTTAGGAACTCCATCATATCCTCTGCGCTAAGCTGGAAGCCTGCCGCCGCCTTATGACCGCCGCCGCCGGGGTTGACCTTGCGTGCCAGCGCCGAGACATCCACCTCCTCCTTGGTGGTATAGAACGAGCATCTGAAGAATCTGCCGTTCCAGCAAAATGGCATCATCAAATCATGTTTTCCAGGATCGTACATGGACTCGAATGTGGTGGAGTTAAACTCCGTAGTATTCATACATATCGCCTTGTATCCAAATATATCCGCCTCGAATGAGAACATATTCATCTCCCCTCTGTTTTTCTCTACTATATACTCTATTATAGCCTCCCCGTTATTTATCATATCATTCACTAAGTTGTTATCGGCTTTATCTAGTACATCCTTAACAATGTTTACATCAAGACCGCAATATCCCCTCATCCCGTACTGGAACGCCATGACATCACTCCACTCGAACCGGTCGTGATCCCATACATCATAAGCGCTCAATAATTCTACCACATTAGGAGTTTTGATGTCATCGAAAAGATATTCCCACGTAAGCTCACAGGCCGCCGCCCCGATACGCCTCTTGCCCTTTACCTCGTAATCCCTCATATCGTCTATGGCGGTCTTATGATGGTCTATCCATACGACATCTATACCTTTCTCTTTCCACTCATCGAAAAGGAATCTTGTTCTGTCTCCAAATGACACGTCAACTACAAACACCTTATCATATTTATTCACGTCAGGTATTTCCTTGCCGTAATTGTAAGGAAGAAGATCAATGTCCCCCTTGAGATACTTTTTTACTATAGCCGCTGACATTACTCCGTCAAGATCAGCCTCATGATATATACATCCTGTCATAATCTGTTGTTTTTGATTAAAAAATCTATGTATTCTTTTATATCCTTGTTCCTATCATTATCCCAGTCAAATGTCTCGTTTATGAATTTGAGGTACGATACTGGGATCGAATGCAACATCCACCCACAATATTTCCCGAATGTTATTACCGTAGAGCCAAGGGGATGATCCGGCCTCCCGGGTACAGGGGAGGCGGTAATGCCCTGCGCCAGCCCCCTCCTTCGGTCTTTCTTGGCGGCCTTGATATCCAGATCCGTTTTCGTTACCTTATCTCCCATCGGGATATTGGTAATTAGTCTATCGCCGATAAACATCCCCCATCCATATCCTTTGTAGTTCTCTATACTAAGTTTCCTTATATCGTCGAACCTTGACGAGTTGTTGCAACAATCAACGACTAATGCGCTGCCTTTACCGTCCTTTATCCTGACCGCCCTGCCAAGCCACTGATAAAACGAAGAGAACGAAAATGTCGGTCTTCCTACTATCACGCAGTCCAGACCCGGATGATCGAATCCCGTACCGAGGGCGGAATAGTTGAACACTACCTTCGTCTTACCCGACTTGAACCTCTCAACTATAGCCTCCCGCTGCTTCTTTGGCGTGCCTCCGTGAACCACCTCCGCCATGCCGGCGCATATCTTGGCGTTCATCCATTCGGCGGCAGTATTGCAGCTCTCAACAGAATCCATAAACACCAGTATAGATCTACATACGTCTTTTAATACCATCAATCGACGCAAAATAAGGTTGTTTAAGCCATTTTTTCTCACCGCCTCACTAATAGACTCAGCCGTATATTCGGAGCCGTTAGAATTGAGTTTAAGGGCATCTCCATTGAAATCCCATGTCTCATACTTAAGAGGCGTCCAAAATCCTTGCCTTATCATCTCCTCTACCTGTATCACGTGAATCAGATTCTTGAAATACACCGGTCTCATACGAGTGATGAAATTAAGTTGGGAATATGATGTCCGTCCTATCGACATGTTTTTAAGTCTACATGGCGTGGCTGTAAACCCTATCACCTTTCTCGGCTTCAGCTCATTCATGAATGTCATGAACTCACTGCCATCCTCAGGACTGTATCCGGCATGAGCCTCATCTATCAATACGTTTCTGATTCCCATCTCCTTAAGCTGACCAACAACTTTCTTGATAGATCCTAACGTGGCATATATCATGTTAGATAGCTCTTTCTTGCCGCAGGAAGCGGAGTAGATGGTAGCCGGTATGCCATACGACGTTATCTTGCCGTGGTTCTGTTGCAGCAATTCTTTTGATGGTTGTAAAACCAGCGTCTTATCTCCCATCAATCTAGCCGCTTCTGCTATCAGAAGTGACTTACCGCAACCTACAGGACCTATGATCAATACCGGATCATGTCTATCAGAGTTTATGTAATCGGAGATACTTTTAACACACTCCTCTTGATATGGCCTTAATTTATATGTCATCTCTGTAGTTATCAAAAACGTCTTTCACGTACTCTAGTCTTATCGCGCATTCCCGGCCATCGTCCATTTTTACCATCAAAGTCTTTTTGGTCTTGCTTATGGCTATCGCCTCTCCTGTCCCTGTCTGGGTACGAACTATATCACCTATCTTTACATCAAATTCACTCATGGTCCAGCCTTTTATTAAATTCCTCTATCTTGCTCCTGTCCGTCTCTTTGGTCATCTTAGCCTCTTCCTTGAATATGTCATACCCTTCTCGGATATTGTCTCCAACCATATTCTCTATCATCTCCCTTAACTCATCGCTTCTTACGGCGAAAGATATCTGAAACGATTTACTTGTACCTTTCATTAGGTAATCAATCTCCTTCTTGCATTCCGTCATCAACCGATCCAGATTATCGAATTTAACGAACTTAGAGTTGCCATTGGCCTTCCTTACCCCATCCTTGAAATCCTCCAATATCCCGTTAAACACATCCGCCATACACATCATGGAATGTAGCCATACCAGCATATTGAATTTATATTCATTATCAGCGTTGTTCATCAAACTCACCAAAGACTCGCTTTTTGTCAACATGATCTTCGATTCCCGGTCTACGATATCCTTTATCTCCTGCCGGCATTTCATGGCGCCAACGAAATCCATTTTAGAATAACATTCATTTGATTTCTCTACCAATTTCCTGATATCCTTTCTAGACATCAGAAGATCCAACACCTGTTTTTCTCTTTCGTTTTTATCCATAATCATTTATTTATTGACACAATATAATTAAACCTAGATATTTACCTAGGCTTTTAATAAAGTTAATCTTTTTTATTCTTTCTTTTTGAATCATCCCAATCCGATGAGTACCCGCATGTCCCTTGTTTGTGGATCGAGAAATCGCACCAAAAACACAAGGGCTTGGGGCGGGGTTCAAGGCAGGCCGGCTGGCGTCCCATGAGGTAGCGCTTCTCGTACTTATACCCCTGTTTGGCGTCGTCCCAAACGTGAGCTTGATAGCTATCTATTTTATTTGTCTCGAAATCATACATGTCAAGGAGAATATCGTTAAGTTCCTTGACCGATCTCTCTACTTTCTCCTTATCTACCTTCACGTTCTGATTGTCCAGCATGCGGGTAAAGAAATAGCTGCACATATCCGGCAATACCTTATATTTTCTGAGTATGTAAAAGGCGTATATCGGATGCTGGAGATTGTGAAGCAGCTTATCCTCATCGAATAACTTTCTCCCGGACTTCCAGTCTATCGTATACATAGCTATCCTGTCTTTTGTCTTATACTCTCCACGCCAGTCCACCGATCCTATGATATGTACCTTATCGTACGTCACGCCATCCAAGGTAAGGGGCTTGGGCAGCTTATAGGGCAGGACGAAGCCCTCCTCCACGCCGGCCGGTCTCGACCCCCGGATCACCTTCTCCATTGGCGTAAGATCGGACCACGTCTTCTTATAATTGCCAGCGGCATCCTTCTCAAACAACCCCACAATCCATCTTATTAACCTAGCCGCATGTTGCATGGACTCGATCTGGGATTTTACGCTATCAAAAGGAATCTTCTCTATATCCGCGTAGTAATTGAAAGCCTTACTCATATCCTCATAAGAAGGTCTACATCCGTTCTTGAAGAAATACTCCATTGTCTGGTGGATAACCGTACCATATGACGTAGCCTCGTGCTTCTCCGTGGATCTGTGACCCTCCACGTAAGTCTTATACCACTTATACGGACATTGGACAAACGTGTCTATCTGTGAGTAGGACGCGGCAAGCACCTTCTCACCGCCTATGGTCTTACATAGCAAGTTATTCTCCGGAACGATCATAAAGCCCCTCCGTATTTATGTCACGCTCATATAAATCCATCGAAATATTCTGTAGGTTACGCAAATACCTTATCTGGATAAGCTCGCTCAGGTCATCCTCCATATCCCTAAGTCCGAGATAATACTCGTCGCCAAAAACCTCCATGGTCATCCCGTGTCCACGATATACGTCCCTATTCTTGTCACTCTTGAAACCGATAGCGTCAAGAAGGTTATCGTCTATCTCAATAGGCATGATATCATCTTCCCCTGAATACCATTTCATTATCCCATCATCAACCTCACGTTCAAGGATTAATGATCCACTTTCATTACGCATACCGGTAACGCACCCTACTCTCCATATATCGCCAGCTTTGTCTTTTACAAGATCGCCCGGCCTTAACTCCTTAACTGAAATCATATTCTTCCTCCTCATGATCGTCATCACAATCATCGACAAGAGGGGTTTCTAACCCCTCTTCCCAATCATCATATCCAAAGTCCATCACTTACTCTTAAACCAATCATACAACATATCCGCAAAAATCCCTACAGTTAGTTCATCAACAGGTTTATCACCGAAGACATCATCCGATATCCTTATACCAATCTTCTCTTCAATATCCATCAACACCTCTAATAAATCAAATGGATCCATAGCCAGATCAGATGATAAATTACTATCTTCTTTTACATCATCAATTACCTCTATATTATTAATGTAATTGAACTTATGCGTTTTTTCAAATATCTCTTTTCTGGCTAGTTTCAATATTTTATCTCTCTCCATGATTATTTAGATAATTATATAATATATCCATAAATTCCCCTACCGTAAGTTTAGTATAAGGTTTGATGTTTAGTGTCTCATCAGGTATAGATATACCCATCCTTTTCTCTATTTCCATCACCACCTCTGCGTAGTCAAGGGAATCCATAGCCATGTCGGTCGCTAGCCCATCCTCGTTATCGATCTCGGCAGCATGATTAAAACCCGTAAATTCACCCATCTTCTCAAAGATCACTTCCTTGACTACTTTTTCAATTTCTTTTCTTTCCATGTTAAATTGACATTTTCAATCTTCTACCTAACTCTTTTTTTATATCCGATATCCTTTCGATATCCATCTTAACATCGCCTGTGATAGCGTATTCCTTATCCATTCTCTTTGGGGGATCCGGAAGCCGGCTTATGGCGAACAACCATGCCAGCTCCTTGTCCTTGTTCTCCCTAAGATACAAGTCAGACGTCATGCCATACATTTTTATGATCGTATCGAATAACGTTGATTCCGATAAACTCATATGCACGCTATACACATTTGATGGTTTCCAGATCAAGTTATCCAATCTCATCGTATACTCACGTTTAAGATCTATGTGGGATATTACGGCTCTTACTATAGGTTCTTCCTTGAAGTTGGTATTAGCCACGAACCATACGAGCCGTTTCTCTACCTCCTTGATAGCTCCTGTATCCTTACCCATATCGTTATATACCCCAACGATACGGTCCCGGATCCCCTCGACCTCCGGTGTCAGGCCGGGTGTCTCTATCAGCGTCAGCAGCGACCCTCCCCTTGGCGTTATCTTCCACTTCCCATTCTTCTGAAGCTCGATATAACCAGACGCTTTATAACTATCTATTCTCTCCTTTGGAATGACGCTAGCCATCTCCTCTTTCTGCCGGATCATCAAAAGATACCCGACATCAGACATCGTCAACCCTGATGTCATCATCTGTTCAAAATTTATATACATAAACTAATGAGTTAAAATATTGACCTTATCTTTCTGGCTACCCTCTCGACTATATCGGGATGATCATTTCCGTTATATATATCTATTAGCGTATCTATTATATGTAACCTTATGTTTTTCTTTGATGAATGAAACCAAGAATCTCCATTTTTTCCGTTTACAGGTTTGAACATCTTCAGTTCTGGTATAAGATAACACGCCACGCATGATCTTTCAGCAAGTGATAATTCAACCGCCGCCCTTTCTATCGCTATGCACATAAATGCATAATTATCATTCTTTATTAGATTGTAAGCCCTTCTCGACACCCTAAGGGCGTCTGCTTTCGATAATCTCTTTCCCTTTTTCATACTGTTTTACCGTATAAGATTCATTAGCCATACCAACTCTACCAACTGATATAGATTGATTTATAGATTGGTTAAGATGCCCTGCAACCGACATCTTAGCCCTAACCGTATTGGCGCATCTTAGAAGGATTCGATAATCCTCTAACGCCCTCTCGTATCTTACGTCCACCCTAGCCCTTTTATCAGCATCAGTCATGCTCTTACATGTTCCGTCCTCCCTCAGGCTTATAGCGATCTTGTCCCGTATGATTCTGATATCATCCTCGGCTATCACCAGTTCGGCGTCAAGAACCCCCTTGTATGAGCTAAGAAGATCCTCCACCGCCACAACTTCCCTTTTTAGGTTCTCCAATTCCAATATCATTGAGTTGTCATTTATCCTTTTATACTCCTGTACTTTATTGGATACCTCATCACAGATACTCATGATCTCCTTTTCCCGTTCCCGATTTATGATATATCTGATGCTGTATTTAGCCATTTCCTTTAACGAGGATATAATTTCCTTTATCCCCATCTTATCCTCAACCGACAATACGGTCTTCAAGAACATTTCCAGCACCTTTATCACTACAAGCAAGTAATTATGTCTCAATCTCATGTCAATAAGGTGTTTCGTCATGTACTACATTGAAATCATCACTGGGCGGTATATATTGTTGCTCCAATGGAACACCGGGAGGTGGGGGCGGAAGCGTCACTACGGTCGTGTCCGGCTTGCCGCTACCCACGGGGGCATCCGAGCCTCCCGGTCTTTCTTGGCGCACCACCCCTCCATCAGGATAATATCGCTCATATCCTTTCATGATATCTACATGTATAGCGTCAATCTCCTCCAATGATCTTTGACGGACCTTTACGATATGATGGAACAATAATCCATCCACACGGAAGGATCGTCTTGACTCGCTCTTGAAACGTTCCAGATTAGGATACCATCCTTGCGGAAATTGCATGTATGAGGAGTACCCGTATCTCCTTGGGATATTCAACACTACCATAGCCGTACACAGCTGCCCCAATGAGTCAGACTGATAGAAATCAGACTGCCTTGGCATATGATCCTTCGGATCACGTCTGCCCTCTATCTCTCGATTAAGTTGCGATACGATAAGGAAGAAGATGTTTGGGAACGTTCTTTTGGCTATATTACACATATTCATCAAACTATCTATATTCCTCTTGGCGTCACCCAAACCTTGTATAAGAGCTGTATGGTCTATGGATACAAATACAATTTTCTTATCCTTATTCGCCGGCATATATACATTCCATAGAAAATCTTTAAGCTCATCAACTGTTGTAGGTATGGGTATATACGTTATTCTGTTTGAATTTTCTTGTTTAAGACATTTTTGCATTTCTAGCATCTCCTCTTCATTCATTTTACGAAGGAGGATATCTTCTATGTCTTTGTTCATTTTTTTTGATAGTGAACGTAATACCAGGTCTTCCGGATTCATCTCGAACTCACATCTTAACCATGCATAATCATCTGCTTGCGGATTGATGTTGACATTCATCACATTGTTCATGATCTTTTGCGCCAGATAGGATTTTCCAACCCCTGGTCTAGCTCCTATGGCTATCGCATGTTGAGGGTAAAATCCCCCCAGCAAAGCTTTGTCTAGATAAGGGTATCCAGTACGAGCCGGGAGAAGTTCTCCCGACTGATATTTCATTATCCTCTCATAGGCGTCCATGATAATTTCCTTGGACGTCTTCCATATCCTATTATCGCTCATCCTCGTGCGTTTCTATCGCCAGCCGTATCGGATTTAGATCCTCTGTTAGCTGATCTTGATTTATATCTTAACCCCTTAGCCGTATGGCATAGGTCCTTCCCTTTCCGATAAGCCTTCCCCTTCAGCTTATCGGTCTTGTAATTCTTACGACCCAACTCCCGTCTCTTGGCTTTCTGCTCAGGTCTGGCGTTGATCTTCTTATCCGTCTCAGCCTTCTTCTTTCTGGCTTCCGGATGTGTCCTGTAATATTCAGTCGATCCCCCCATCCTCTTCGTCCTCCTCATCATCAAAATCTATATTCTCTTGTATATCCAAATCCTCTTCCTTTAAAAAAGATGGATATTCCAATCCCAGACGCTTAATCATATACGAATATGGATCAGACGCAAATTCATCTGGTATCTCCCATGTGCAAGGGAATGTACCTATTACCTTTTTAAGTTTATCGGCTAATTCGCTACTCATCCCCATATTAACCATTTTATTATAAACCGTAGCTTCTACGCTACTTACATTGCCCCCAACATAAAAACCTGTTGGTTTGTGAACAAAATAAACTTTCTTCATTTTACATGTATTATTCATTTTATTAAAGGTATCCAATTTGATTCGATACTCAAATGTTCCATTATCATTAGCCCTAATGCTCATATTTATCCTTCTTGCGATCTCCATAACTCATATCCATATCACACACCACCGTATCGGTCGTGTCGTTTACCGCATGGAACAGGAACTCCGGACATCCGTGGCAGGCGTTGCTCCCGATCGCCACCGCTCCGTGCCTAGGGCAAGCCTTCTTTACCATGGTTCTATCATATATCCGTATATGATTATCGCCATACTTTTCAATATATCTCATGGTATTAAGTAGTGATGGTAAAGACATCTTATATGGGGATACATGTTCTATTGGTATATCCAATTCACCAGATAGGCTTTTGTAAATATCCTGTACATCCCGTTTTGTCCTATACGCGAATATATTAATCTCAGTCATTACCATATCCATACCCCTAAGAAGATCCGGCCTAGCCAGCCTCCCCATAGGCTTCCCGAAAGGATCGGATCTCATCCAAGCCCCACACTTCTCGCACCCAACTTGCTTCCCCTCTACCGTATTTATCATAGTGGATGGGATCTTGCAATACGGGCATACGGATCCGTTTAACATAGCTTTCTGGGCTAAAGACAGCTCTTTCATACCTTTTCCTCTATCTCAACATTAAATAGATTGCAGAATCTATCAAAATTTCTGTTCTCTATTCTCATATCCTTCTCATACTTGTCAACCGATTTGATGAAATCATTATAACAGTCCTCGCATATCCATTGATTGATTACCGCTACATAATAGCCCACGGACGTAGGTCTGTTACACATATCGCAAATACCTAAGCACCCATATCTGGTGAGCTTATCTATCATCTCCTGTCTTGTTATTTCAAGCGCCTTGAATTTCTTGTAATTGTTAACTACCTTTGCCATTGTAAATTTGTTTAATAATAAAATAATCTGCTATATCCATTCCCTCATTTATATTGGGCTTTGATTCGAGAAAATCGCTTATCTCTACATCCATTCCCCTCATATCCCTATCCACTTTCTTCTTCCACTCGTTAAACGCCGATCCTTTGTCAGGATATAGGACTATTCTTCTACGTCCCAATGCCTCTATCATCCCCCTTTTCAACATATGGATACCTCCGCATGCCATGAAAAGCCTATCTGGATATACGATATTACAGATGACCGCCGTCTTCTCCGACTCAACTATATATACCGGGGCTTCCTTAGGATAGAAGTTGATAAGAAACTCACCGAACAGGCATTGCCTTAATAAATAATCTTGACCGTCTAGGACGTGAACCCAGCATACATGATCCATGGGAACCTTTACCCTCTTACCATCTGGTCCGTAATCCATTATCTTCCCGGTCCTTATCACCCAACTTTTATCAAGTTGCCAGAACACGCAGCATTTACCCCAATCCCCGAGTCTCATCATCCCGATCTTATATAAGCTGAACGCTCTATTGGTATGATATGATCCGAATATATTGGATAGATAATCCTGAAGATCAGATGTCTCGAAAGGATTAAGCGTCTCAAACATCTTGCTTGCCGGAATGCAGTTGGCTATATCCGAATCCGCTGGAGGTCTGTACCTCCTTAATACTTTGTTTGAATCGGTAAAAAGATCATTGTTCCCAAGTTCGCTCCCTGTTGGATATTTAAAGTAACCACATTTATTTTTATGATCGCACACCCCAAACTGCTCTCCAACGATCTGACCGGTGGTTACGTCCACGTACGGCGTAAAACACTTATCCTTGCCGCATTGCGGGCACGTCATCTTCCTTCTTGGCTTGCTATGATCCAACTCATACCGATATACGCTCTTGTCAAACTCCCTGAATTCCATTATCCTCTCCTCTCGCTCATCACTCTATATATATAATCTCTCAGCGACTCTTTTCTTATCAAACCATTCAACTCAAAATCACCCTCTATATATAAAGATCCGATCCTTGACGTAACCGTATAATTGGTTTTCTCAAACTTATACTTACCTTGAAGATATACAACCGTAGCCATATTAAGTATAGGATTATCGGTTTGTCTCTTCAACTTATATTGACTTGTCTTAGCGGTAGGATCACCCGGAGCGAAGTTGTATATCTCCTCTATCTCCAATATCTTTCCGTAGTTCTCCAGTATCATTCTTCTATATAGCTCAAGCTGGAAAGCGTACTCGTCATAGAAATTACCTTTCCTGTTTGATTTGAAGTCCAATATAGCGAATATCCTCCTACATCTTTTTACTTTCTTTTTCTCCATTTTAGGTTGGCCTTTCTTGGCTCCCACCTTATAAAGCTCTCCTGTCTCGACCTCTATCTCCACCATCTCCGGCTCGCCATCCATCTCCACCACCGCGTCCACCGAAGAAGCTACTTTCAATCTCCTTGACCTCAACATCTTTTCGATCAATACAGGTTTTACATGTCTTTCCTTGCAGAATATGGCAAATGATATCAGATCCTCTATCAGTTCATCAATGTTATCCACTAATATCCGCTCCATCCTATACTTGTCTATCCTTAGCTTGGCTTCCTTGACCACCTTCCTGATCCATGTCGGGATCAGCTTTATGTTAACCCCTGTCAGATACAACCCAAATAGATAATGCATGATAGTACCCAGATCAGCCCTGTAGTTAGCGTACTCATCAGGATCCTTACCCTTGAGCCTCATCTCATTCTTCCACTTCTCCAAGGCTCCGGACGTATCACAATACCCATTGGCGATATTGTTAGTGGCTCCATCGTATATGATAGGATACCCATCAACATCCATCTCATAATACACACGTTTGCCGGCGACAGTCATTCTATATAACACAGGTGTCGGGATATCCTTTATCCATTCAGCGGCATAATACTGTTGCTCTGTCTCCAGATCATACTCAACCTCCATCTCCTCATTAGGCTCGTTTTTAGGCTCTTCAACAGGCTTTTCCTCCTCGACCATATCTTTCTTCGGGACCGTTGATAAAACGTCTAATATGCCAAAGAAAGCGGTAAATTTAGGATCTGTATGATATGATCTTAATACTGGTAATGATGATCGCCAATAATATGACGACGCATTCTCGTCCTTTATCTTGCCTAAAACCTTGCCTAAAGCCGAACATACTATCTCTCCATCATCCGCGATAGCCACATTGTGTCTCTCGGATAAACGAGCTTTCATCTCATCAAACAATTCTTGATCGCTTATGACTTCTATGATCGTCCCATAACTATATACCGTGTCACTTATAGCCTTATATCCTAGGTCTAAAAGTAATCTTTGTTTTCTTCTATCCATGATAATAATCTGGTTTTTAATTTACCATCCTCCTCGACTTTAGGTGCGAGATCCCTCATCCGTCTGGCCGCCAACAGCCATACGTTGCCAAACTCGTCCAAGAGCCGGCTGAAATCCATCGTATCTAACAGATAATCGAATTTTGTATGCTCATCAACCGTCAAGTAGATAATGTTATCATTATCCTCGGCAACTGATTTATATTTCCGTTTAGGGTATAAGTGGCATATGTTGCTTACCCCCGGGCATGGTATGTACGCGCCGGTGGCAGATCTCCTTGTCATACTCAATCTAGCCACATGGGCGCCAAAGAAAACGGCTAGGCTCTTCCCCTTTGGCTTGGCCTTCACCCGTATCGCCGCCCTTCCCTTTGGCGGTAGTTCCCTAGCCCGGCACGCAGGGCACAACCCCTTGCTCCTTATGGCTACTATCCTGCCGCACCTCTCACATGGTAACATCCTACCCTTCATGCTTTTTTCTTTTTATAACTTTTATTAAACTCCATGAGGCTCATGGCTCTATATCTCTTAAGCCTATCTATTTTACCCTTCGTCCAATCCTGATCCTTGAAATTGATGATCGTGTCGAATATCTGAGCTAGTTCCCGGATATTAAAATTCCTGTTCTGTATTTTTTTATAGAACCCTGACCTACTATATCCTAGTCTAGACGCCAGATAAGTCTTGTTAGATAATGTGAGGATACGATAAATCGTACCCTCCATCTTGTTTATCTCCATCAACTTCTCAGCTACGGATGACGCGGTCTCATAGCTAGCCTTATTGCTTACTATCCTCATTTTTCTCCGGATTCCTGATCTTACCATCAAACTCGTAGAAGTCCATCAGTTTCTTCTCTTCCTTGATACAAGTGACAACGAAATCTGATATGGTTCCTTTCATGCCTTCCTCGAAATTCTCTTTGGCATGATCAAGGTCATTGGCCCGAACGATGTAGTTAAACGCCTTGCGTTTTTCATTGCCCGATTTCCCGTCTATCGTAATATAATCAGCCGTGACCTTATAGAACCGGTCTCCATCCATGGCAAACAATTCCGCTATCCTGAATCGTTTGATATCAACGCTAAACTCACCGGAGATGAAAGGCCTCATCTCCTCTATGATTCTAGCCTCACATTCGGTATAAGAAAAGGCGTCTACTAAATACTCTTCCTTTACCTTCTTCTTCATGCCGTTCTCGGCATCGGTCTCATAAGAAACCGTACATTTAAACCAATTGTGCATTTTAATCTATATTATTGTTAAACAAAGGATAATCTTTTATTCCTTCACGAATATATCTCTCCGTATCATCATCCACATCATAAGCCTTCTTGAAAAATATCATAGCCTTGTCCGTGTCGTGATCCACCAACGGAAGATATTCCTTTACGAAAAGAACTTTAAGATGATTCATGTGATCAATCTTGCGCCTTACATCAATTACTTTTGGCCATATCTCGGCACGGATTTCACCCATCTTTTTTACATTCTCTTTGTATTCGTTTACCTGATCTTTATACTCCCCCTCGATCTCGTTGTTCTTATCCTTGACAGACTTATAAGCTTCCTTATCTTTCGTGTCAAACATCGGAACATGCCTGATATTGATTATATCCAATCTACCGCATAGCTCCTCATTGGATATGGTGAAATCATATCTAGTCCTGTATAGATCAAATTCACTTAATAACTTAGCTATTTTAATAGCATCATTCTGATCAAGAACGGCTATATTCAAGCCCTCCAAATAGTAGAAGAAATGAGATGGAGAAATAGATTTATAGCCATACGTCTTCATGACTGGAGGCTCATCCATAAACCTGACACCTTCCTCCGCGCATCTTATTACGATCAATTTCTCTACCTGCTCATCAGTAAGATCATATATCTCCTGATCGGTCATCTTATCAATTGTCTTCATCATCCTCATCCTCCGATATCGTTATAGCCTTTGTAAACTTTTGTTTATAGACCTCACTCATAAGGCAGGCGAAAGTCCTATCATTCATACTAGCCATAGTATTGGCCTCTACCATAAGATTCATCTCGATGTTCTTTACCGAGATTTCATAGTTATCATCATTTTCTTTATAGAAAATTACTTTACCACCATACTCGAAACCATCATCCTCGGCCTTAACCATATCGATGATCCTCTCTAACTCCTTTACAAATTCACTCTTTTTCATATGTGTAATTTTTATGTGTCTACAAAAGTAGACATTTTGTTTTTGAATTAAATTAAATAAACATTATTAATAGTTAATACGCTTAGGTGATTATATACCATTTTACACTAAAATCGTAAAATGGTATATAATCACCTTATCCTCCATATATCTTAAGCCCTTTTATATTGTATTTGCTTATATCCATACACGAATTACACCCTCCATGACAACAACACCACGAGCGAAAGGCTAGTCGCTCCCGCTCCGGCCTACCTTGAAACTCCACTGCCGCCCTATACCATGCCGGGGATAATACCCTGACCTTCTCCGGTACGGGCGGTGTCATGAGCACCGATCGCCGCCTTCCCTTGGCATCCTCCCTACCTCTCATCTGGATTATCCTTTAACAGTTCAGCTATCTTCTCATCCTTCAACATATTTTGCTTTCTCATGCTATCTACGACAAAGGCAGCGAACGCCATATCATACCTTTTCCTTAACTCATTGACAAAAGATTTGGCTTTTGATTCTACCATTGTCTCGATGTTGCTGTCTACGACTTTCTTCATCCTGCCTCTTATAAACTCGTCTACTGTCAACCCCTCATCCATATAATCTAACCTGAATCTATATTTCTTCTCGCTGGCGTTCTCGACAAGATCGTTCATTGATTCTCCCGCTATATCCTCAATCTTCTCTGATATCGGATTGGATATTTCTCTCATCAACTCATTCTTGAACTTTTCTTTAAGTTCATGTATTATAGCTAACCTGACCGGGCTGGTAAACTCCTCTTTCAACGTCGCTTCATTGTACATAGCTTCCTCGAATACATCTTCCAAAGGCATGAAGGTTCTTCTCCCCAGAGGACCTAGATGCTCCATTCATATACAAACTTAAATTATTGATATTATCCAATATATCATCCTTTCTCATTTCAGTTTGCTGTAGGAGATGGAATACCTTCCCGATATAATCCGACTTAATACCGATCCCGTCAAGCACCTTGTCATCATCAAATATATCCGGGAAATACAATGCTTCTGACGGTAATTCAGAACACATCTTTTTCTCGCGCGACATGTACTTCGATATCATATTCAGGAGGGTTGATTTCCCGCTCCCGTTCTTGCCTACAATCACATTCACGCCGGGCTTGAATATAAACCCAGGGCCATTTTTGAACGCTTTTATCTTTTGGATATATTTAAATGGAGTCTTCTTGTTGTCGTCTATCCTTATAGAAGTTATCATCTTATATGATTTTGTGTTTAATTATTTAAGCCTTTCATCAATCGCCAAATCAAATATCTTATCAAGACATCTCCTCATCTCCGCCGCCCCGATGATCGCCTTTCGATTCCCGAACGAGAGCCACGAAGTAATGAACCCACTGACCTCCGCGTCCCGCCCGGAATACCGCCTTGGGAACTGTACGGGATCGCTGGCAATAAAGTCGGCGTTTTCGTATTTGTCCGCCATGCATTTCGGCATGTCTACAAATTTGTCATTCATTGTTTATCCCTTCATTTGTTCGCATGCCAATCTTTCAAGTTCCGGTGTAACGTTGGTATTCATTATGCCTTTCAAGCAAGGGCATTGTCGCCAGACTATATCATAAATCTTTGACAATCCAATCAAAGCCTCATTGTTTGATTCAACTGTCATAATCCAATTGTCCGGCGATATCCCTATCTCCCTGCATGGTATTTCTTTCTTGCCTTTTGGCATATATCCGTTCTGATAGTCTTTTACATTACATCTACCAAAATATCTTCCAGTGAGTATTCCGTTTTCGCCCGTCTCAAACAACCCTCCTATCCATCCTATCTTATGGATGTTCTCCGTCCACGCTCGAGTGGCGAATAAAAACTTTTTTACAGGAACTTTTGAAAAATGCATCAACATCATGGATACTCCCGTCCGGCTCTTTGAATATCGATGATTTTCTTTTATTCTGGTAACTCCCGTCTAAGCCTATTTTTCCCCATTCGCCATCGTCAAATCTCAAAGGAGAGATTATATCAAAACTGCAAAGTTTCTTGACGAGATTGATTTCAAATGGTGCCGAGAATCCGCTGTTACCATGAGAGGAGAACAGCGCGACAGCTTCTATTACCTGTTCGCGCATCCATTTGTTAGGACCGTCCTCTTCTTTGCTATATCCGGCTAATTCCAATTCTCTTATCGCATGTTTACATAAATTACTGTTTGCGATAATATACCGAAGAGCCTTCTTGTTGATAAGGCTCTTCTTGCTCATTTTCTTTACAATTCTTCTACTCTTTTCCATGTTTAATGTTATTTAATGTTTTAATCACCAATCTCCTCTATCATTCGTATTGTGCCATGACCATCTGTCTCGCGAAATCTTTGTACGCCACTATTTTTCGCGGGTTTGCTCGCGTTCGTATTTCCCCGATACCGCCGACCGGAGACAAGGCGCCTGTATTAACACCTCTTCCCATGTCTATTCCTCCTTGTTATATAATTGCTTGTTTTTATATTCCAACATCCTTCCCATCCTCTTTAACCCAATTAACTGTATCGCAATACCAACAATACCCTGTTTTGGAATCCTTTTTATGAGAATGGGATCCACATGTGGCGCACCAATAATTATCATCCATATTGTATGCATAACTTTCATCCTCATGCATTTTGGCTATTCTAGCTACCCTATCCTCCAGCAGATCCTTTAGATAATGGCATTCGTAAGGTCTATCCTCTTCCTTTAATATATAAATATCGATATCCATCATGCTCCCCATCCTGTCCGTACACATACACTCGGCGGCATGGCGCACGCTCCCTTCCGGCATCCCCGGAACTATCTCCCGGATCACCGCCTCCATCTTCTGTTGGTATTCGGTGTCTACCTTGACCACCAAATCCTCTAATTTATCTATTAAACTCATGATCTTTTTACCTCTTTATATATAACGTCTATATCATCTTTCCTATCTACATCAATACAATGGGTATCCTTACAGTAATAATTCTTACTATTATTAAATACGCATCCTTCACGACTAGCATCACTGGATTCAACCACCTCCAGTTCCACTTCTTTCGAACCAATATTATATTTAAATATAGAGCCTATCTTATGATACCCTATATTCTCCAAAGTTATACTATTATTTATCATATCCTCATGTCCGAATACGCTGTTAATAAAATCAAGCATCTCATCATTGAATGATCCGCTTTCTTCTTGCAGCTCCCTACATTCATCCTCGGTCAATCCACAAGAAGACACCAGTTCCCCTGCGGCCTGCGTCCATCGCCCGTCGTGGGCTAGCTCCTGAACCGCCAGCCATATCCCTTGGTTCATGCCCTTCATTCTTGCCTTATCTAAAATATCCTTATTCTCCATATCCTCAATCATTTAAATTCTTGTTTATTACAACAATCTCTATATCGTTTAACATCTTATCTTTTAATACTTTCTCTACCATTCTTGGAATGACATTAAAATCTTTATTTTTAAGCTCATTATCTACCATAAACTTAATCATCTGCTCTATATTATTATCATTCCCGTAAGTATTACATATACACTCCTCAACATATTTTCTTATATCAGATCTAATCGCATTGATTATATCTTCCTTCGTAAGCCCAAGCTCATTATGGATATAATTCTTTATCGCTTTATATTTCTTACTTCCGCTCATAATCAATCTCCTTTCTCTTAAATTCACCTATGTTTAATATCCCTCTATCTCCTTCAAGCGCTAAAGAGATCGGAGGTATTGGCATATATAATTTAACTACCCCGTCATCGTAAAATGGATGCGGATATTTATGATACTTGGCAAATTTGCCCCAGCCTTTAAAGAAGTAAGCCATGGAAATACTTTCTCCATCAGTGACAAGATAATAATCATCTACATCCGGTAGCCCATCGCTTACTTTTATCCACGGTGATTGCTTTGACCGCCATTCGGCGCCGGATTTAAAACCAGAAGCAAGTGTGTTTGTTTTTGCCCTCCCTGTCCCCTTCGTTCGGTGGTTTCTAAATAAAAGAAGCGTGGGGACTATTGGATACTACCGCATTGAGGCCTTGGACTGCCCACCACTCGATAACAAACAACAGCCCCACGCCGTAACCCTCCCGTTATCGAACTCCCAGACCAAAGGGAGGAGGCCGCATCGTGGACACGGCAACCATTCCATTGGATTCTCCGGCTCCTCATAAGCATCAATACACTTGTACTTATATCTCTCTACCATTATGATCAACCACTATAGAATTGATTTAATCCTTCGATCCCTCATCTCATTCTTATCCTTAAACATCATTATCCTATTAACAATTCCCTCCGATTCCATGTACGTCGAGAATCCATGTATTCTTAGATATTGGATTGCTGATAGCGATTTTTCTAATATTTCCTTATATTCTATATCTGTTTTAACCGCTTCCCCATGATCTTTTCCCTCCATTTCTTCTAATATGATTTTAACCAGATATACTACCTCGTCTATCTGGTCGTAATAAACATTCACCCCATCAACTTTATCATTGTTTTCATCATATCCATCAACCATCAAATTATCTTCCCCCGATAAATACACGGATGTTATAGATAAACAAATCAACCCAATATCGGTAAAGACCCTTATTCCAGCCGGAAAATCATCTACATGGGTTCCGCTATCCATGTCAAGATCAAGTCTCCCTGTTCTCTTGATCAAATCAACCATAGCTCCATAAGCTACTACGTTCGCATTTAATAGCATTTTATTTAATGCGTTTACTCTTTCTACGTCCTTCATAATCCCTAACCCCTTTGTATTACATCGTTATACGTTATTCCGTTATCTTGAATTAGTCTCATAAACTGATCTTCGGTATAAGCCAGAGATTCCCCTCTGTTAGCCCTCTCTATATTCTCACTCATCATCCCTATAGCCTGTATTAAGGCCGCTGAGGAGTTGGCTATCAATTTAGCCGCTTCCATTATCCTATTATCGTCCATAATCATATTACTTTAACTTCCTCGTTCCACAAATGTCTCTTATATATCGGAGTGATGCCAATCAGAATACCAATATCTCCACCCCGATACCGAAGTGTTTTGGACTCGATTTTATGATGCGATTCTTGTATTCCTCCTCCGCTTTTGTCGTAAGGAGAAAAATCGGATAATTCTACTGTTCCCATTTCCTTATCTTATTTTACAAAAGATGTTCATTACCTTCATAAGGAATACAATAGATCCATCCCGTCCCATTTAAGCATTCATATCTTTCTTCTTTATATTGAGCATCAGCAATTTTCCTAACAAACAAACTTACGTGCCAATCATCGTCTTCTGTATCTCTTACTAAAACCTTATCAAATGGCTTGAATTTATATTCTGGTTCTATTTCAATACCAAAGAATTGTTTCAAATACATTTTGGCTTTAGGCTCTTTGCTTGTTTTAAGAGCATCAATAAACTTTTGCCTTTCATCCTCAGTAGCAAGTCTGTATTTTTCAATATTATTACAATCAGCATGTGCTTTTCTAGGAATCACGACTCCCCTCCCCTTCTTCCATGACGCATGAAAAGATGTAAGATATTCTCCGTTCGTATTTAATATAAACAGGTAATCACCCTGTTCATTACTCAATACATCTCCGTCCTTGAATGTGGTGTATTCTGGAACTTTAAGCTTAAGTCTATAATCCTTTCCTCCGAATCCATTATTTGAGAACCAATCTGATATTATGCCGTGATCGGTATGGATAACTCCTAGGATTGGGAAAGACTCTTCCCTATGATACACAAACTCTACTCTGTAATTATCGCCATCCGTTACAATCATTCCATTGCGCTCACCGTTGTTGATTTTCTTCGCCAACTCTAAATCAAATGGTATTGTTATCATTTTCTTTCCCATAATTTTACATGTATTTATATTGTTATTTTCACTTTAATTATATCACTACATTGTAGCTTTATCTGTTCGGCCAATCCAACGAACATGGGCGGACGCCTCGTTCCCTCGCCCACCTTGCCCATACACGCCGGCTCCACCGGTAACGCTGCCCATGACATCTTGGATGTCTCTCCCGTAAATCCGATAGTGATCGCCACAGCTCTCAAATGTTACTTGATAGCTGTTTAATCCCATCCTAATTGCCTCGCAATACCTTTCATCTCGCTATACGCGATCCCGTGACATCCAGCAACCAATATATCATTCTTATAGCTATTGATCTTCCATTTGTGACCGGTTGTATCCAATACCATATCGCGTTGGAATTTACCGCCATTATGGAAGAGCTTTATCAATTTCCAAAGTCTCTCAGCTTCAGCTCGTTCTATCTTGATATTCTTGCTAGTCTCAATTATGCCATTCTTAACGCGAAGCCATACGTTAGGCTGATCATCCTCCAAATAATAATGTAGATATAACTCCAGAATCTTGCCAGACTCCCACATCTCGATCTGTTCTTCTTTTTCTTTTCTTCTTTTTTCAAAAATTAAAGCCTCTTTTTCGCCTGACCGTCTTTCCGTCTCTGGCATCTGGCCACATACTCAGCCCACGTTCCTTCACCACGAATCTCATCTACTATCACATTGGTCGTTCCTAAAGTTTCTAACGCTTGATGATTTAGCGATACCTCAAACACACGCTTTAACTCATGGACATATTCACTTTTAATCTTATCCGATTCATAAGATAACTTATGTTTAGTTCCGATCCAGGTGTTTGCGCTCTTTTTAAGAAGACTCTTGGGAGTACCCATATTAAAGAACTCAATATAATCCATTAGACTTCTAAATACTCCCCAAACATCCCTATAAGACAGGCTTGTTCTAACCTTCTTGTATTTCTCGATAACCTCTTTGATAAGCCCCAATCGACTAGCGATAAAAGCCATGCCGCCATCATCAGACATATTATATCCAACAGAAAAATACCTTTGAACCAGTTGGTATTGCGCTACAAACACGACATTGATGTTTACAGGTGGAAGAAGAATAATACTTATCGTTAAGCGAATACGCCTTTTCACCACACTTATTTCTTACGATTCTTCCAACCTCAAAATGATAACCATAAGAATAAATACCTCTACCTTCAAAGAAAAGATTACTACCTTTTCCGGATTCTTTCTTTTCATTTGCCCATAAGTGAGCGACCATAGAGTTGTTCATATCAATATTTTTTTTGTTATACAACTACAGATTAATAATACGATATACGTTCATTACATCCGACATCTTGAATTTATTAACATCCGTATTCTTAACATCATATGTATATGAGTCAAATAAATTACTTACCGCGTTCAACCAATCATCATCTGTCGGTTCTTCTACCTCATCCATACGATCATACACATCCCGGTAATTCATGAGGATACCGTTGTACGCTATTTTCGGATCAGCGTATTCTCCTCTTGATATAAAGCAGATGTTTTTGCCGGCCTCGTTGCCGGCAACTATCTTTTTGTAATCTTCTATAATCTTATTCATTTTTCTGATAGTGATTATGCGTAGACTAAAAATTACCTTAACTCAAATTTAATCCCTTCCGGGAGTTGGGAGCGATCCACGTTATTCACGAAATCATCAAACTCTTCTTGTGTGATCTTTTCCCCATAATCACGCCAGTTGAAAGATAAAGTGTTCGTGTGATTATAATATATCACATTATCGGTTGACAATCCATAATCAAACACACAGAGCATTATCTTTTTATCTGTTTCCGCTTCCCTGATTACCTTATCGTATCGCTCACAAATTTCAGTACGCTTTTTCAACATCTTTGCCTTATGAGCTTCCTCCCTACGTTTTTCGATATTTTCTGCGGAATAATACCCGGCTTTAATACGCTCTTCAATAAGCAAACGTTCCTCGTCCGTTAGTGTCAGGGTAAATCTTTCTTCTTCTGGCTTATATGGATTAACCCATCTCTTTCCACACAGGTCTTCAAGTTCCGCAATAAGCTCGCCTGATTCACGTTTCCATCTATCCACAATCCCCAGATTGAAAAGCATATACTTGAAATACATCTTATCCTCAGAGGCTTTATATAATTCTACGCATTCTTGTTCTGATATACGCAAATACCCCATTGCCACAAACATACCACTTCTTTTAACGTGATATATACCATTTTCCACTGGATACAGAGGAGCGCCGTAATGATTGCAACCATGTAATGGTATAAACTTCGCCAATTCCGGACAATGTCTCGCGATCTCATCATGGCAACAGCCTCCCATATACTCTTTATATATCCCATATTTATTTTTCCAACGAATGTCAGCGGTTATACTCCAATCACACATATTGTTATGACAATCATCATCTAACGATATTGTAGTCTTGATTTTATACTTATATCCGTTCTCGGTATAGTAATTCTCTTTTGAATAAACCAGTTTATTTTCCGTTTCCATACTATTTAATTTAATTGTTACACTTATGAGAAATAAAATCGGCGCGACTTCCCGCTATATCATTAGCGTCATCGCACCGATAAAAGCCTTCTGTTTCCAAGTCCACATCTACGGGATACCCTTCCGCTTGTTCCAAGAAATTATTAATTCCCCTTTCTTCTTCATCCGATAAACCAGTATAATCACCATTTATCAGAGCACAAGCCCAATAAACTGGAAGCCTGTATCTTATTACCTCTATATTCATAACCTCATTAATTTACAATGTGAATTTTCAAATACAGGGACCAAATCCCGCTCCCTGAAATACGCGGTCGCTATTTTAAAAGTGTACAAGGCAGGTCTTTCCTCTGAATATTTCGTGTTGTCTCATAAAGAGATATTGGCTGGCAAACATAGAATTTCTCATTACCAAGACACCCAAAAACCCCATCCAAATAACTTTCATCACAATTAGCGCCTCCCGGTATCAACAAATCACATCCTGTCTTTCGGGTTCCGAGAATAAATGTCTTGTTCTTGTTTTCCGGAAGCATGAATATTTCCTTATCAATCTTAAACCAGTCACTCTGGTAACTCTCTATATCACGGCGAACAATCTCGTCAATCTCACGGGCATATTCTTCTTGTGTTTTCATAAGATATGTTTTAAATAGTTCTTAATTTCTCTTCAATAAACGTATCTATCATCTTATAGTAACTTCCATCAAAAACGTAGTTGTTATATCTTTTTGTAAACTCTTTGGCCCAGTCTTGAATGATGTCGAACGCCTCTTCTCTGCTATAACATTTCAACTCCGTTAATCTCCCCACAGCTTCCGCTGACATCTCTTGAAGATTCCGGATGTAAGTTGGATTAACGCTATATGGAGGTTCTTCTTCATCCAGCATAACAATTCTTGGTTTGTTTGCCGACCGGCATTGCTCAGCGGTTTGGGTAAATCCCTGGAAATATTCGGCATCATACTTATTCCCATGATAATCAATGAAAGCAATCTTATCTCTATATATCTCACAGGCATTTAAAGATTCTCGTGTCGATCTTTTTATCGGTCTTGATCCATCCCATGACCAGCCATAAAACTGTATACCATCCCAGATAAGACATGATAGATATCTTAGAGAAAAAGACTTTATATCTAATATCCTATGTTGTATAGGATTAACTTCCCGCTTAGCATCTTCAAGAGTTTTGTATATAGACGTACTTGTCTCAATTTTACCCTCTCCCAATTTGCTTCCAAACCAAAAAATATATTCGACATACATATTTCTCCCACAAATACCTGGATCTTTTACTATCATGCCACGATATTTCGCTTCACGGATCACCCCGTCCCTATGCATGAATACCCTTATTCCAAAGGGTATATCATAAATCAATACATTACACATATCTTAATCAATTTACATGTTCATATATATCCCCATTCTCATAATAAAGTCGATCTTCATATTGATTATGATGAAGCTCCTCACGTATCGCGTCTTCATCGTCAGCCCAATGTTCATATTCCTCATGCCAAGCCTTGAAAAAATTATTATAACATTTTTCTATTAAATCCTCTAAAGAGAAATTCTCCGGGTAAGTACACCAAGTATCGTAATAATCAATTATTGGTTTAAGAAGACAATAATCATAACACATCCCTGTTAATGGACAATTGTCTTCATATCCCAATATTACCCGACCGCGTCTGCGCTTGTAATTATATTTCCCATCTATATATTTGCCTATAGAATAATATTTACCTTTCGTGATATGTGGCATAATGTTGTTATTGATATACCTGAACAATAATTTACCGCGTAGATTCTTAGGGAATATATCACGATTATAATCTGTAGGATGTTCATAAATAGGATCATTATATTTAAACTCATAACTAAAATCATATCTCTCGTATCCAACTTCCCGATTATAAACCCTAGTATCTGTCATATCCTCAAAGGCTTTCATCGACTCTTGATAGTCTGTACTATAAGCATCCATACATTGCTCCATCACATTCCAGCGCTCACGCTCTATGATCTTTTCTTGTTAATCTTTTGACAGTTCATCAAACTTATACACTTTTAATACGATCTCTTTCATAATTCCTCCTCTTTTAATATAATTAGATCCCTAACGTCAATCGAATGACATACGTACCCCCCCCAATCTATGCTCACGTTCAGAGATATGATTGCAGTTATTCTCACGAACTACTGCAATCCCGATCCAAGTATTACTCATCCTTTATCTTTACGAATGGGTTTTCTACATAAAACCCCACTACATCCTTAGATTTTATAGATGTCACTATACCGGTGGTATCTACAAATCCATCCGTCTCATCCATTGTCAAATCCTCTATTTTATCTCCCGGTAGAAAACAAAGATTATAACCTTGATCGATGTACATAATCATTTTTAACTTAATCATATCATCAATGATTCCTCTCATCCTTTCTACGACACCCAATTGATCATCCGTAAGCATCAATTTACTTTTAGGAGACTTTGCCATCCTTATGTCTCCATTCTTGTCAACCACAATCAAATCATTAAACTTATACACATCTTCCTCGCTCGCATAATATGTTTTTGAACAACGTAACTCACCATCATGATTTATTACAACATCAAAACTCTCCAATTTTACACTGACAGCTCTCCCGTTTTTGTATTCCCATACATGATCGTCTATTGGGGAAAATCCATACAATGACCTAAAAGCATCATATATTGATATTTTTCTCTTAGGAATACTATCGCCCTTCTTAAAACACTCCTCGGACGAATAGAACCGCTCTTCCTCTAACCTCTTATCAGTCCTACCTCCTCCCCAAGTTCCTATATATCTAACCACTCCATATGTAAAACTGATTAAGATCTTATCAATCTCAAACCATTCTAATCTTTTTGTCGCATCATTAAATAGATACCCGCTTTCCTCATAGATTAATAAAGAATTCGTCATAATTCGTTTTTTTTAAAATTACTTAATATTATTTGTTTTGACTACAATCAGCCCGATGATTTTGAACAAGATCATATAGATCACAATCGTCATACTAGGCTAAATATTTGATAATCATCATACAATTCTCTTGTATAAGGACTCCGGATTGTCCCTGACTCTACCGCCGCTGGATCAACAGCCATCAGCCCCGCGCCTATCTCATAATATAGCTCAAGATCCATTGGCTCTAACGCTACTTTCTCCGCTTCTTCCCGGCTTAATCCTGACAACATTAAACACCTGACTCTATTTTCATAAGCGATGGGCGTTTCATCCGGACTTAACCTTACTGATATTATTTCAGCATCCTCTATACTATTAAGAATCAATTTTTCTTCCATATTATTATTGTTTATGGTTGTTTCTTCCACTCGTTATATCCTACCTCAAAAGCTATGGGGTCATATCTTTTCAACATAACCCCATAATTATCCCTACCAGTATATCTATCCTTACCGCCTATTATCCATTCTTCCCTAGACAAAGAATTACCAAGATCGTTAAGCGTGCTTATATAATCTTTCTCGCTTTTCATATCATAATATTACATTAAACAACTCGTTTAGCCTATCTATCTCATTTAAGTACTCATCTTCTTTATAAAACTTAATTTGAGTCCCATTATCCAAACCAAAGGACAGGGTGAAGGATATAACCCGGCCCGATCCGTCCACGGTCCGCCCCTTGGGAACCCAAGACATCACCGCCTTCTTGGATATCCACCATCTCCCTATCTGAACGAGATCAGGATAGTTGCCCATTAAATATACCATCTGACCAGCCATCTTATTAACATCATCAAAAGGCACTATATGATACTTGTTTCTTATCCTGACCCTCAAGAAGGGGTTATCCATATTATATGCCGCAAATGCCGATATCACGGAACTAGGATATCTAACTCCTTTTATTATCGCCCATTTCATATATCACCCCCTTTTTATATAACATAAATTCATTGGATAAAATTTATCCGCGCTCTCTTTTCCGTCTCCGCGAAAGTTAGCCAGCCCGCATGTCAGGACGCTCACAAGGTTATCCACCACCTCCAACTCGCTCGATTTGAACCACGCCGACTGACCGTAAGTCTCACCTATCCATATTATACTCATTCTCCCGTCCCGACCGACCTCCTTGACCAGCCCTATATGGTTTTTAGTGTCCTTAATCACATTTGATTCGTCAATATTTGTAAGCCGAACAAAATCCATCGGTCGTATCATTTCATTCTCGTCCATGTCCTTATCCTCCTATATTCTTTTTATTTTCTCAATTTACGCTTAACCTCTTTGACATATTTAGCAGAATGCAATCCCCTATGCAATCTTATAGCCCGATCTATATCCTTTTTAGGATTATGGTGAGATTGATATATCTCGAACATTTCCCTAGCCTTGACAGGATTTGTCCTATCATCGTATCTATACCGCTTCCGCTTCCGTTTAAGGCGCAATATCCTGTTAACCTCATCTACATACACCTTTTTCATCTGCCACCTCCCTAAAGCCCCGGATGAGGCGTTATACGCCCGATCGTCATTCCTTGACTCCACGAAAGACAAGGCGGCCGCCAGCCTATCCCACACCCGTGCCTCGATCACGGCCGGCTTCGGGGCGAGGGGCATGCCTCCGTTTCCTTTTGGCGGTGTTAATATTATCATCGCCATCACAAGTAAGTATCTTATCATGTTTACCTGTTTTTATAAAACTCCTCCCCAAATTTCACGTTATCCACATAATCCTCCATACACTCATGAACAATTATATGGATATCTCCCTCCGTATATGTCACCTCTGGCATCAACCTCTCATTGGTCATCCACCAAGAATAACTATCAATATGCCGTGTCTCGAATCCATGATCATGTAACAGACACATAACATTATGTCCTAAATTCTTGACCATCATCACACAATCATACACGATATATCCGTTGATACTCTCATGAAACCATCCGAATGCGCAAATGTATCTACTCATTAGCTTATACAACCTCCTCGCTACTGGATCAGGTATTACCTCATCCATATCAAAATCCATACCCTCCTCGATAAGCTTATCCACATCCCGCTCCTCAATACAAGCCCCAGGCATGCCTTCCGCCCTCACATGAAGGCGTGATCGACTATCCCGGCTTAATACCGTCCCGGCATACCTCTTTCCTTTGGTATATCCAATATCATGATTCCCGGCAACGTGAAACATAATTTTATCACCTATGTTAATCTCTTCCATATCCAAGATATTTATATTATTTGTTATCCTTTTTATACAAAAAGGGGATATAATGGCATAATATTATGATATCAAGACACGAATACGTTATCTATCATATTATCATACATATCCTCCATATAACGTTATTTATGGCATTATATCGCATATGATGCCGCAGGTCATAAACAAGTCCAATCAATCCTCTTTTAAGCTCTTATCGCTATCTAGACTATCAGCTATACTCAATATCTTCGAAATAAGAGCCTTTTTAGGCTTGTAGTCATCGTTTATCCCTA